TTACGGCATTGTAGCAGACCACGGCGCTGCTCACTAAGACGTTGGCGGGAGGTGAGGGGTTTTGGAGCAGGTGTGGGCGACTGCCGACCAGTGTCAGGGACGAGACGCGATTAGCACTGTCGCAGGAAAATTAACATCAATTTCGCAACAGGGTGGTTGGGTTGGGTTTGGTTGTGGCTAAAAAGGTGGCATTGGGAGCGCGTTGTGGCGGCTGATGTTTGCGCGGCGGTTTGCGCGGAATGCCGTTGGGTGCTGTTGAATGCCGTAGGGTGGCAACACTGCGAGAGCGCGAGCGTTTGCGTGGACGGCGGGGCGGAACTTCCGCCCCGCCTGGCGTATCCTACGTCTGTAGCCCCACCGACCGGGCGGCAGAGGAGCAGCGTGGATACCGCGACGAGCGCATACACAGCCATCATCAACAGCCCCGGTCTCAACCTCGAACCCTTCGAGCGCCGGTGCGCGTTGCTGTGGGCGGTCTGTGATAGCCCCGATGCGATTGCGCGGGCGCTGTGGCCGGACGAGTTCGCGCAGATCGACGCCACGCCGTCCCGAGCCAAGCGGAACGCGTTCTACTTCGACCAGCGCCGCCGGGTCCGGTTCGCGCTCCAGCGGGTAGTCCAGGTATTGGAAGTCCAGGAGCCGCGGCTGCGAGCGGCGACCACCGAATTCCGCCGCGAGATCCTCGACGCCGTGCGCAACTCCCGCAGTAGCAAACGCAGCGCTCAGACTTATACCGGCGTGAAGCCGTACGGGGCGCTGGACGACGAGGCGATGGCGGAGCGTCGAAGCTGGCCGGAGTATCGGGCCGCGGTACAGGACCCAGCCAATTACCAGGAAGTGGCCATGCGCGGCCCGATGGTGACCGCGCATGATTTGCCCCGGATGCACCCCGCGCAGAAGCTCTTGACGCTGCTCGGGCATCTGGGCGCACAGGCAGAGTTAGCGACAGCTTAGGACGTCTCCCGCACGGGCCAAGGGCATCGGCGCCGGGTCGCCGACCAAACGCGGGTAACCGGGAGCGATTCCGGGAGCAGGTAATTAGTTGTCGGCGGTGAGGTCTGACAGATGAGCGAGCAAGCCTACATCCCCACGACTGATGACCTGGGCCCAGACCAGTTCCGCGCTCATCCCGATCCGGCTCGCTGGCTGGCCTATTGGGTCATGTCTCGCGCGGTGGATCGCTTTGGCGGACGCGCTGACCTGATGTTCAACACGGCCTGCTTTCAGCGCGAGTGGCGGAACATGGCGGGCATCGGCTCGTGGTTGCACGCTTTCGAGGTCCGCGAGATGCTGCTGCGGCTGGAATGCGCCGAACACCTCCCTGGTGGAGCGCATTGGCAGATGAAGCCGTTTGCGGTCAGGCGCGGGCCGTCGATCTTTGCGCGACCGCCTGCGGATGCGCCGCGTCGGGCTATAGGGATCGCCTGATGGCAGCAACCCTCCGAGGAGGGCGCAGGATGGGCGCTGCGTCCAGATTTTGAAGATTCGAAGTAGCTACGGGAACCCCGCGACGGCGGGCTTTCCGGTTCTTGGCGAGAGTCGAGGTAGAAAGCGCTTCGGGTTCAGCGGGAGAGGGTTGGGGATAGGCCTTGGCCGTTCAATCCCCCGGCCCGCCCGCTGGTGATTTGATAACGAGTTCAGGTGGCAGCACGGAAGGACGTGCGGGCCGGGGAGTCCGTTTAAACCCCTGCCGAGGAAGCGGCTAAGACAGGTGCCGCGGCCTAGCCTCTCGGGATAAAGCCGGTATCGAGACCGGTCCACCTGACGATTTGAAGAAGGCCGACCGAGAGCGTATCTCGGCGTGGTGCGGGCCACCACAGCAAGCCCGCGGCGTAACGGACCGCCCCTAGTCCTGTGACAGCCGGAGAGACGGCACTTGTCGCGGTGGAGCAGTTGGAGTGCTCGCGTGTCTCATAAGCACGAGGCCGGCGGTTCGAGTCCGCCCTGCGACCCTGGCTAGGTGTGGCACATCGGTGACGGTGGCGCTGTTGCCCTGCAGGCCCTAGCCAGCGACACATCCCGACAACTTTCAGGTAGCGGCTCGTGTGAAGAGCAGGCCACGGAATAGTGAGACGCTGGTTATCATCCCCGTGGAGTTACGTGGCGGCAACGTCACCTGCCAGCAGCCGGTAAGAATCCGGCCTACCTGAATACTTCACCATGACCCACGCCACCCTCACCGCCGCGCTCATCCTGGTCCTGTTCACGCTGGCCGGCGCGGTGTGTCTCGCGGCGCTGTGGTCGATGCGGAGGCGGTAGGGTGGCGTGATCCTTCCGCCGCACGGTCAGCGGCGGGTTAGCCGGGCACTCGACCGGCTCTTTCTCGTAGGCGATGGACGCCTTTCCCTGTCGCGGTCCTGCGGCGGTCCCAGCGTGGTGCTGGTTTCTCCTCATGACGCTTGAGGGTGCGGGGAATCACTCCTCCGCACCCTCTTTTTTCGCCACGGTCACCGCCAGGTGCGCTTGCGGGCGAAGCGCCGGTAGATGCGTCCGGGATCGGGTTGATGCGCCTCGTCCTCGAAGTGAAGCACCTGCACGCCTCCGTTTGGTCCTAGGCGCACTTCGTACAACGGTTCATTGTCAGGATGGTCCCGGAGAGTCAGCTTGACGAGGTGGCGCGTGAGACATCCATGATCTCGCTCGCGCACTAGTCGCACGGCATCTGCCACGGTAACAACTTCGAACGAGGGGTTGAGGTCCTGCCAGTAACCAAGCATAGCTGTTCTCCTCGGCGAGGGGGCCGGGATACGCTCCCGGCCGGCGGTGGGGTGGTTAGGCGGCGGCTTCTACTTCCATCAGCCGAAGAATCCCGCGCCATTCGGCTTCACCCCAGCCGTCACAGCGCAGGATGACGACACGGGGTAGTTCTTCGGCCTGCACGTCCTGTCCAAAGGTCGCTTTGATGTTTCGGGCGATGTGGGTCACCGCTGCGGCGCGGTCCTCTCCTTGCTCGCCATGAATTGCCAAGGCTCGGGAGACGGGCTGGAAAAGTAGTGGGCTAGTGATGATGGTCATCTGCGTGGTCTCCTTATCGCTACCGGTTAACAAGTAGTTAATTGCCACCACTAAATTAGCACAAGAAGGCCCTGCCGTCAACTGCTTGGCGGAAGTATTTTTTGGTGGTAAGATAGTCGCGTGAAAGATGCGACTGAACCACTCAAAGCGAAGGCCGGGAGACCGGCTACGGGGCGGCGTTGGCCAATCAAGGTGTTCGGCTACGTGGACACCGAAGGCTTACGCCAGCTTGACGCGATAGCGGAAGCGGAGCAGGTGGACCGGACTGACGTGATCCGCAAGCTTATTCGGGACGAGGCGAAGCGGCGTAAGCTGTAGCCCGCCAGTTTGGCTTACCAAACCAAACGCCCCGAGAGATCACTCCCTCGGGGCTGCATTGACTCAGGTGCCGGGCAGGGAATCTAACCTCCCCACCCGGCGTATCGACCCGCACTAACGGGCCGACGCATGGAGTTAGCGAGCCTCGCTCCAGACTCCTTCTGTTCCGCGTCCGGCTGATGCTTCTACGGACGCTTTGCCATGCCTCAGAACGCGCTGCTCTGCATCGCCGCGGTGTTGGTCGCTCTCACAGCAGCCAAGAGTTGGCTCGATGGCTGGGAGCGCACGGCCATGCTGGTCGTGGTGTTCAGCAGCGCCGGTCTGGCCTTCTGGAAGGCGGTTTACGGTCTAGCCGAGCGCGAGCGTCGGATCAACCAGATTCCGGCGCTGGAAAAGCAGTTGAGCGACCAGACCAAGCAGATCGAGCAATTACAACGCGAGGTGCGGCAATTGCGCCACGCAGAGCATTTGGTGGACGACGAGCCATGCAGCAGACAGCACCGGGATTGAGACAGCGCGCGGCGTGGCTGGCGCTGGGAGTGGTCCTACTTTCCGGCGGGGTAGGTCACACGGCCTATCAGGCAGGGCTGGCGGCAGGATCCGCACAGCGGCCGGCCCTGCGGATTGCGCGATCCGCCTACCAGTTTAGCGGCGACCAGTGCGCGGGCACGACCCTCGTCGGGGCGCAGTGCCGGCGGATCTCGCGGGACCCGAGCGGTTATTGCGAGCTTCACCGCCACCAGGCGCCCGCCGCGCTCCGTCAGGCGGCAGAACTCGTCAACGCGGGTCCGTGACATGCCCCTCCTCCGCCGTATCCACGCCCACCTACGCGATGCGGTGGCGCTGCAGGTGTACAGCGGGACGGCGACCTTGCTGTGGGGGCTGTGGGTGGGCGTGTTTGGAGCGTTCACCACGGCGCCCAGCGTCTACGCTTCGTTTGCTCACGCGCTGACCGCCCCCCAATGGGGCTGGCTCGCGCTGCTCAGTGGGGTGCTGCAGCTCTGCACGCTGGGCGGCTCCCCGCGTCACCGCCAGTTGAGCGCGTTAGTCGCGGCCGGGTGGTGGGGTTTTCTCGCCGGAGGTTTTGCGTCGGCGGCCTGGAGGGTGACCGCGGTGCCCAACTACGCCTGCCAATCCGCCCTGGCGGTAGCCTGGTATTGGCTGCTGGGGGGGCGACGTGAGTGAGACGCTGGCCGTCGCGTTGATTGGAGCTGTGGCCGCGGTGACGGCCGCCCTGTCGACGGCGCTGTTCCACTCGCGCGACCAGTTGCGCGAGGACCTGCTGACCGACCGCCGGGACCTGCGCGCGGAGTTGGAGCGACTGACGGTCGAGAACGCCCGCCTGCGCAAGGAGTTGGAGCGCGCGGCGGAGGATGTAGATGCGCACCGCCACCTTCGACCTGACGGACGAGACGCCTCTAACGCCGGCTGAAGTGCGTGTGATCCTGTTGGCCCAGCGCTTCGCCCCGGGGCGGAGACGCTCCGGCTCGAACTTTTCGCCCGCGCCAAATCTCTATGACTGCCCGCAACCTCTGGGACTGTGAGCCCGTAGCGCTCGCCGAGGCGCTGCGGCAGGCGCTCAACAACACGCTCATCCTCGCCGTGCTGTTTGGCGCGCCCCTGACGGCGGAGCAGATCGCTGGCATCCTGGCGTGCAGTGGGTCGGTGTGGGCCGTGCTGCAGATCGTGGTGCGGAACAAAGTGAGTCCGATGCCGGCCAGTCTGGAACCGCCCCTCAAAGAATTGCTGCGAAACGACGCGGAAGGACGAAACCTATGATCGGATTGGAACAGATCCTGAAAGCGGCGGGCCTCACCAACCTCCCCGCGCAGATCCTCGGTCGCCTCGGCGACGCAGTCGACAACGAGCTGGTGAAGCGTGGCGGCGAGCAGGTGGGCCGAGGGGTGTACGAGGCCATCGACGCGGTGATGGAGGCGCACGGCGGCCGACTGACGCCCGAGCAGGCGATCCTCGCCGGCCAGGCGGTCGGCGCTGCCATCGCGCAGGAGTTGCGGGCCGTCGCGGCCCTGGTCGAGGGCTATCCGCAGTTGCAGGCGGCTGTGGTGCGGGCCAAGGTGGCGCACGGAAGCGATTCGGACGAAGCGGATGCCGCACGGGTGCCCCGGAACGCGGCGGGCAAGGCGTTGAAGCGGGCGCTGAGCGGCCTGACGCCACAGGGGTAAGAGCCATGCTCCCTGACTACCACGAGCCGCCACCCATGCCCGCCGACTATCCACAGGCGCGCACCATCGCCGGACTCGAGGCGGAAGTGCAGCGGCTGGGACTGGAAGGGATGGACCTGCGAAGGCTGTTGGCAGCGGCGGAGAGTGAGAACGCCAGGCTCAGCGCGTTGTGCGGATCGCTGATGCAAGAGGGCGCGGGGCGGTTGGATTAGAAGCTTATGACCATCAAGCTCACCAAGCACTTCACAAAGCAGGAACTCGTCTGTAAGCACTGCGGCAAGTCCGGCCCGCTGTTTGGGCTGGAGCTCCTGCGCACCGCACAGTTCATGGAGCGGGTCCGCACCTTCCTGGGTGGGCGTTCCATCACGGTCCACAGCGGGTATCGCTGCCCCACACACAACGTGGCGGTCGGCGGGGAGCCAAACTCGTTCCATATGCGGGCGATGGCCTGTGACTTCACTGTGGCGGGGATGACCCCGGCGCAGGTGCAAGCGCGGCTGGAAGAGCCAGGGAGTCCGGTCGCGAGCAGCGGGAAAGGGTCGTACGCCACGTTCACGCATGTCGATCGACGGGTGGGGCGTGCGCGGTGGAATGGATGAGGGGCCGCTGGGTCCGTGGCGGCGGTGAGTGGTGGGGGTAGAGCTACGTGGCTAAATGGGATCACCGTAAGGCCGAAGCCCTGGCCGCATTGGATGCGAACGGCGGCAACGTCAATCGCACCGCACGGCAGCTCGGCATCCCCGAGTCCACGCTGCGCGGCTGGAAAAAGCTGGACGAGGAGCAAGCTTCAACCCCGTTCGCAGCCCAAACTCGCGAGGTTCGCGAGTTCCGCGAGATTCGCGAAGAGAAAAAAGCAGCGCTCGCCGACCGGCTGGAGACCATCGCGCATCAGATCGTGGACGCGCTCGGGGACAAGATTCCGGAGGCGAACCTGCAGCAAGCGGCCACCTCCCTCGGCATCATCACGGACAAGATGCAACTGTTGCGGAACGCGCCCACTGCTATCCACGAGAACCGAGACGTGAGCGAAGATGATCGCGCTGCCCGCATCGCCGAGTTGTTGGAGCGAGGCCGAGGTCGCCGAGGTCTGGCCGTATCTGACGGAGGCGGAGCAGGCGGAGGTCGAGCGACTCCTGGCGCCGTGCATTGAAGCGCCGCTCTCCTTCCGCGAGTTCGTCTGTCAGGTCAAGCCGTCCTACCGTTGGTATCGCCACTGCGAGCAACTGGCCGCGGTGCTGCAAAGAGTCGCGGACGGCGAACTCAAGCGGCTGATGGTGTTCATGCCACCACGGCATGGAAAATCGGAGCTCGTCTCCCGTCTCTTCACGGCTTACTTCCTGTACCGGCACGCGCATCGCTGGGTAGCGATCACTTCTTATGGGGCGGAACTCGCCTACACGCTCTCTCGTGCGGCCCGCGACAACTTCCGCGAGATCGGCGGCGAGATTCGCTCTGACGCCGAGGCTGTCAAGCATTGGGAAACCAAACAGGGCGGCGGATTGTGGGCGGCGGGCGTGGCGGGGCCGGCGACGGGTAAGGGCTGGCACTTGGGCGTCATTGACGACCCGCTCAAAGACGCCGAAGAAGCTTCATCCGAGACCATCCGCGAGAAGCAGAAGGAATGGTTCCGGTCGGTCTTCAGCACCCGCGAGGAGCCGTCATCCGAAGGCGATCCGGACGGCGCGCTGATCGTGGTGCAGACCCGGTGGAATGTAGACGATCTCTCCGGCTGGCTGCTGGCGTGCGAGGAGTCCGAGGAAGAGGACGACCGCGAACGCTGGCACATCGTGAGCCTGGAAGCGATCAAGGAAGAGCAGGAGCAGGTCTTTCCGGCGACTTGCACGGTCGAGCCGGATTGGCGCTCACCTGGCGAGGCGTTGTGTCCGGAACGGCGACCGTTGGAGAAGTTGCGGCGGCTGGCGCGGCGGCTCGGTGCTTACTTTTGGTCGGCCCTCTTCCAACAGAATCCGATCCCGCGGACGGGCGGCTTCTTTGAAGTCGACAAACTCCACTACATCGACGCTCACGAGGTGCCCGCAGGCCTCCGCGAGGTGCGCGCCTGGGACACGGCGGCGACCGAAGGTGACGGGGACTATACCGCGGGGCCAAAGCTGGGCGTGAGTCCGGATGGGCGCTTCTTCATCACGGATCTGGCGTACGGCCAATGGGGCACGGCACGGCGCAATGCGCGGATTCGCTCCACGGCCGAAGCGGATGGAAAAGCAGTCAAGATTCGCTTTGCGCAAGACCCGGGCGCGGCCGGCGTCGACCAGGTAGAGGCCCTGATTCGACTGGTCGCTGGGTTCCGTGCTGCCTATCAACGCTGTTCCGGCGACAAGCAGACCCGCGCGGACCCGTTCTCAGCGCAGGTCAACGGCGGGAACGTCTACGTGGTGCGCGCGCCCTGGAATGGTTTTTTGAAGTCGTGCATGGAGTCGTTCCCCCGCGGCATTGATGACCCGATTGACGGGCTGAGTGATGCGTTCGATGAGCTGGTGAGCCGCCGTTCCTCCGTTCCGGCTATGGGCACCCTGAAGCGAGGCTCGTAGTGAGTAAAACGATGCTTTCGCCGATCCTGGGACCGAACGGACAGCCGTACATGAAGGCGCAGGCCAAGCCAGCGATCACTGGCCGTCTGGCGCGGCCGACTTACGTCTCCGGTGCTATCGGGAAGCAACAGCTAACGCGTAGCCAGTCGTTTCAACTCCTCGCGCAGTTCTACACCAACATTCCGATACTCGGGCGCGCCATTGACATTCTCAGTGGGTTCGTCGGCACGCCCAAGATCATCATTGAGGGGAATGAGGCGGCAACCAAAGAGGTGAACGAGTGGGCGGAGACGGTGCCCGCGGGGTATGTGGGGCAAGGGCTGAAGGTCTGGCTGCCGGATCTGCTGCGGATGGCGCTGTTGTATGGGTATGGGGTGTGCGAAGCCGCCCCTAACGCGGCCCGGAACGACGTAGAGCGACTGTGGAGCTACGACTCGCGCTGCTTCCGCCTCCAGGCCCAGCCGGACGGCGCAGTGGAGATCCTGCAGCCGGGGGACCTGCGCGGAGAACAACCCCTCGACCCGGTAACGTCGACCCTGATCGTGCATCGGCCCCACGGCGGCGACCCGCACGGGCAGAGCTTGTTCTTTTCGTCGCACACGTTCTGCCAGGCGCTCCTCGACATCACTCACGCCCATCAAGCGATGTGGCGACGGTCCGGCATCCCGACCTATCACGTCAACTGGCGACCGAACAACCCGGAGAGCTTTGACGACTCAGACGGCGAGCTGGCCGAGCAGATCAAAGACCGGATCGAAGAGTCGTGGAACGGGGCGGTCAAGTCGCAAGTGGTCAACGGGGTCGCGCAAGACTTCTACTCCACCGGCGAGGTGACGGTTACCGCTATCGGCTCGGATATTGAGCCACTGCCCGTAGAGATCGCGCTGCGCTCCATGCTGGAGGAGATCGTGGCGGCGACCGGCATCCCGCCGTTCGTATTCGGGCTAATGTGGAGCACCACTGAGCGCATGAGCACGGTGCAAGCCGAGCTGATGTCGACCACCATCCGTTGCCTGCGTTGGATGGCGGAGAGCAGCATTCGTCGGGTAGTGGGGCTGCGACAGAGGCTGACGGGTCAAGCCGATCAGCAACGGTTCACGCTGGAGTGGCCGAACATCGCCCTGGTCGACCTGGAGAGCACCGCGCGCGCCGCGATGATGGACGCGCAGGCCAAGGCAGCCACGCAGAAGACGGAGCGCCAACTGTGGGCGGATGGCGTGACCGATCAGCAGGACTACGCCGAGGCGCTGACCGGGAAGCGGAAGGTGAAGGTCAAGTATTCCGAGCCGCCGACCGCGTTGCCGGAAGGCGATAAGCAGCCGCCGACGCAAGACGAGGTGGCGCAGGCGTTTGAGGCGTTGCGGTTCGAGTTGGCCGCGGAGTCCGGCGCGTACGAGACGTGTGGAGTGTGCTGATGGGTGTTGCATTCAATTACCCCGACACCCTTGCCGAGTTGTTTGAGTGGCACAGCGTGAATGCAGAGCATGGAGCAGAAGGTTATCCATCCATGCCCATTGACCCCCTGAACGAGCCACCACAATATCTAGCGTTGCGCCACTCGGTCGACAAGTCCTGGGATCTGTCGCGGCGTGCGTTTCGGGACCTGCGCCGTCAGTGGTTCAACGCCATCGGGCTAACCGATCCGGAGCGACGAGCGAGTAACACTCCCTCCAGTTCCGCCCCTCGGGCTGATCGTGACAAAGACGTGGTCGACACGCCGAGCGTCCCACTCACCCCGCAAGAGACGCGCGCCCTAGACGACGCGATAGAGCAGTTCTTGACGCTGTTCGCCGGAGAGGAGCGCACCGCTGCTGCTTACGTGGAGGCGGCCGGCATCTTGCAAGAATCGGTTTGGCTCGCGCACGAGGTAGGGCTGAACCGCGGGCACAGATTAGCCCCTGGCGGGCCTAATCCGGCGCTCACGGCCTCCCAGCGCCGGCGCGTGATGGAGCAGAGCTTCGAGCGGTTGAGCGAAGAGGGGCGGCTGCGGTTCGAAGACCGGTTGATTGAGATTCGGGACGAGATGATAGCCGCGTTCAACGACGGCGAGAACCCGTTGCGGGTCGCCGACCGGTTGGGCGCGCAGTTGTCAGGGTATGAGCGCGGGCGGTTAAAGGCGGTGGTGCTGACCGAGATGGGGACGGCTTCAGAGCGCGCCATCGAGGGCACGTATGCCGCGGCAGGGGTAGAGGAATACGACCTGATTGGTGACCCGACCACCGATTCCACTTGCGTGGAGGCCCAGAACGGCGGCCCCTACCCTATCGGCGGCGACGGGCCGCGCGCTCCGCTTCATCCATTTTGCTTCTGCAGTATGACTCCCGCGAGGCAGCAGGGCCGACAGGCGAGCGCGTAGGAGATGCCTGCTAACCCGCCGAGGCTCCCGATGGGAATGAACGCGCTTCCGTCCCTGCCACGATCTCTCCCGCCTGCGCCTGACGAAGTGCGGGAGCGGTATTTTCGCGTTGAGGCCGAGCGTGAGTTGATGGCTTGTATTCGCGGCGAGCCTTACGAGTATCGCCCCTTTGACTCGCTTGATCCGCGGGGACGGTCAGTTAGCCGGGTTCGAAAATGATCGGAGTATCCTATGCGAGCGTTTGAAGCCGTAGCCAGCACCCCGTGGTGCATCCAGGAGGAGGTGCTGACCACCATCCTCGAAATCGCCCGCCGGGACAATGCGGATCCGGCCGCCGTGGCCGCGAAGTTGGGCCGGCCGCTCAACAACACGCGGACGGTGACTCACCGCGATGGTATCGCCGTGGTCCCGGTCATCGGTCCGGTGTTCCGCTACGCCAACATGTTCACCGAGATCAGCGGCGCCACGTCGACGGCGGTGTTGTCGACCGACTTTCAGGAAGCGCTCGCCAACCCGAACGTGAAGGGGATTCTGCTGGAGGTCGACTCACCCGGCGGCGAAGCATACGGCATCCAGGAACTCGCCGGCATGATCCGGGCCGCCCGCAAGATCAAGCCGGTCATCGCCTACGTGTCCGGCATCGGCGCGAGCGCCGCCTATTGGCTGGCGAGTGCGGCTTCCGAAGTGGTGCTCTCCCCTACGTCGATGGTCGGCTCCATCGGGACGGTCATGGCGTATCGCGACACGTCCGAGCGGGACGCGAGGGAGGGCGTGAAGACGATTGAAGTCGTCTCGTCCCAATCCCCTCGCAAGCGGCCGGACCTGGGGACTGACGAGGGCCGCGGCCAGATCCAAAGCGTGGTCGATCAGATTACCGCCGTGTTCGTCGCCGACGTGGCCAGCAACCGCGGCGTCGGGAAGCGCACGGTCTTGAACGACTTCGGCGGCGGCGGGGTGCTGGTCGGCCAGTCTGCCGTCGAGGCCGGGATGGCGGATCGTATCGGGACGTTCGAGCAGGTGGTTGCGGATCTAGTCGCGATGGATGGCAACCCGCGCCGTCGCAAGCAAGTTTCCGGAGCAACCGCTTCGGACGACCAGCCGGCCCTCGCCGCCGGTGGAGAGGAAGAGGACATGGACGCACAGGCAACACTGGCGGCGGCACAGCAGGAAGTGACCGCTCTGAAGGCGCGAGTCGTTACGTTGGAGAGTGAGAAGGCCACGCTGGAGACGGCCGTCCAGGCGCAGACCACGCGGGCCACCGAGGCCGATATGCGGGCTGCGAAAGCCGAGGCGCTGGCAGCGGCGGGCAAGACGGCGCTGGACGATCTCAAGACGGATTACCTGGAGAACCGCATTCGGCTGGGCGTGTCCGGTGCCGAGGGCGAAGAGGTGGCTGCGATGCTGGTGAATGCCGGCAACTACAGCCGGCTCAAGCAGTTGCGGGATGAGAGCATCGCTGCGGTGTTCACCACGATCCGCAGCGGTCCGAGCGCGGACGTGAAGACCGCGACGGAAGCGCGGCAGGAGCCGGAACTGAACGCGGCCGAGAAGTCGGTCATTCAGCAGCAGGTGCAGCGCACGGGCAAGCCGTTTGCCGAATGCGCCGCAGCGTTCCTGGCGGCGAAAACCGCTCGGGCGAGCCGGGGGCTGCTCGCGTAACGCGGCACCCCAAGCAGGCAGGTTGAAAAGGTCAGTCCTTCGGGGCTGGCCTTTCTTACTTAGCCGGTAACCCCGGCTCGGAGAGGACAAATGCACGTAAGTTCGGATTTGGCACAAGCTGTCTCCACGCAATTCGAAGCGTGGTTTCAGGACTCGTACAACCCCACCGTTGCGGTGGTGGAGCAGCGCTTCGCCGGCCTCATTCAGCCGCTCACCCTGGAGAACTTTCAGGGCAACCGGATCAACCTGAACTGGCTGGGCGCGGCGCCGCAGTTGCGCGAGTGGACGGACGAGAAGCGGGCCATCGGGCTGGGCAAGTACGAGTGGGATATCGTGGTGCGGCGCTGGGAAGCCACGCAGGCGATTGACCTCGACTTCCTCGCGGACAACCGTTGGAACCTGTACGAGCCGCGTCTGCGGGAGATGGCGCTCAACGCCACCCGGCACCGCTACAACCTGCTCAGCGACCTGATCCGGCTGGGTCTGACGGCGCTGTGCTACGACGGCCAGAACTTCTTCGACACGGACCACAGCGAAGGAGACAGCGGCACGCAGTCCAACGAGTTGACCGGCACGGGGACCTCCCTCGCGCAGGTCCGCACGGACTACTTCACGGCGAAGGCCGCGCTGATGCAGTACAAGGACGACAAGGGCGAGCCGATCTGGGCGGGCGACTTCCGGCCGCTCATCTGGTCGCCGGCGAACGCCACGCTCATGGAGCGGTTCGAGGAGTTGCGGGGTGCCAACGTGACCTCCAGCAACTCGACCGGCGGCAACACCAACATCCTCCAGAACGCGTTCGATGTGGTCTACGACCCCAAGCAGACCGACGCGACCGATTGGGTGATGTTCAACCCCGAAGGGCCGATGAAGCCGTTCGTCAGCGTCAATCGGGAGGCCATGCACTACGAAGACAACTTCGGCACCGGGCATCCCGACGTGTGGAGCCGGCGCGAAGGGCAAGCGTCCGTGGTCGGCCGCGACAACATGACCTACGGGATGTGGCAGAAGGCTGCCCGGGTTGTGAATTCTTAGGCCGTGGTCTAAGTGCAGCACCGTGAAGGGGAGCGAGTAATCGCTCCCCTTCTTCGTTTCTCTGGGACCCTGAGAGATGGGCTCCCGCAATCCCAGGAGAGGATTACACCATGGCCGCAGCAGCGGATTATGACAGCAAGCGGAGTGAAGGGAAGCTGAAGAGCTACCTGGTGGCCGGATCCACCACGATCTATAAGGGGACGATGGTCGGCACGAATAGCTCCGGCTATCTCGTGCCGATGAGCGACACCGCGGGGCTGGGCTTTGTGGGGGTCGCGGCCGAGAAGGTGGTCAACTCGGGTAGTGCCGGCGACGAGTCCTGCCGGGTGTATACCGATGGCGAGTTCGAGTTCGCGTATGCCGGAGCCAACGCCGCGCAGACGCTCGTGGACGGCACCACCATCGTTTACGCGCAGGACGACATCACGGTGGACGAGGACGCCGCGCTCACCACCAACGATTACCCGGTTGGCGTGATCGTGGAGGTGGTTAGCACCACGAAGGTGCGGGTGTTCATCAGCGGTCACCTCCGGGTCGCCGGCGCGGTGGCGACGGGCGACCTCGCCAACAGCGCGGTCACCACGGCGAAGATCGCCGACGCGAACGTGACGGCGGCCAAACTGACTGCCACGATGCAGAAGGGCTTCATCCCCCTCGATATCACCACGGCGAAGATCATCGCGACGAACGCCATCGGGAACACCACCGAAGGCTTGTTCCCGGACGGCAACACCGACCCGAGCCTGGCTCGCGTCAACGGCGCCACGGACAAGGCGCTGCGGGTCATCTGGCCGTCGAGTTCGGTGGTGGAGCTGCAGTTCGCTCCGTTCGCCTATCCGGGGGACCTGGACGACACTGCGGCCGTGACGGTGCATCTGCTGGCGCGCATGGCGAGCACGGCGGATACCCCGGTGATTGCCGTGGGTTACTTCGAAGGCGTGGGCGACACGAACGCAGGCGGCAACACGGCGGCGCTGTCCGACACGCTGGCCGAGAAGACGGTCACCATTGCGGCGGGGGATGTGGGGACGCATCCGAACTTCGCGACGGTGACGCTGACGCCGGGAGCGCACGGGACCGACGCCCTGTGGCTCTACTCCGCGTGGGTCGAGTACACCCGCAAGTAGGTAAGTGCGGGAGGGTGGGCTTCGGTTCACCCTCCCGCCTGAGGTTTAGACCATGCGCTATTCCATCAGCGTCAAGGCGCGCGCTGGCTCCTGGACCACGTATCACCGCGGCGGTTACGTATTCGACAGCACCGCGCCGAACCTGTTGGACGAGTCCCAGGTAAACGACGCGATGCGTAACGATCCCCGGCTGGTGATTGAAGAGGTGGCGGGGTTGCCCGGCGACGAGCCGGTGGAAGTCGAAGGGTGTTCGCCGGCCGAACTCCTGCCGTTAGGCGAGGAGCCTGTGGAATACGCGGTTTTGGTCAACGATCCGACCGACGTTCTCCCCGCCGTCCGCTGCACCGGCACCACTCGCGCCCGGCGCCCCTGTGGCGCGTGGGCATTGGAAGGTTCTGACCGCTGTCGCCAGCATCCCCGAGCCTAACTCATGGCCTCCTACATCCGCCCCAACGCCGCCGAGGTCGTGAACCTGACCGGCCTCAACGCCCTCATCACCGGCAGCGACCAAACGCTGTTCCTTCAGGCGTTGGAGCAGCGCATCCAGGACGGCGAGGACGAGTGCGCGGCGGTGGTGGGAGAGAGCACGTTCGACGGGTCCAGTTGGACGGCGCGCCAGGCGCGGATGCTGTCGCGGGCCACGGCGTATCGTACTGCCGCCCTGGCGTTGGATGTGCCCTGGCTGCAGGTAGCAACCGGGACGCAAGAGCCGCTGCTGATGGATCCGGACGAGATCGAGAACGTGCAGGCGGCCTTACTCGCGCGGGCGCAGGGGTTGGAAGCGCTGGTGACCAGTGGGACCGAACAGCGGCCGTTCGCCATGCCCGCGTTTGGGAGCTCTACTTTTACGCGCAGTGCTTCGGATCGGACGCCGAGTGAGCGGAATGCGTTGCTGAACGAGAGCGACGATGTGGCGGCGGATGATGTGGAGAATGGGTAGATGAGACGAAGCCCGGCGGGCGGAGAGGCAAGGGCCAATGGCGCAGTATTCTAGGCACCCCCGCATCCGGATTATCAGCGACGGGGTGAATAGTCTCCAGATCATCGAGACGGCGACCGGTGAAGAGATCCTGAAGGGTTGCGTGCGTTCTGTTACCTGGAAGATGGAGCCGCCAGACTTTCGCCCGGTAGCATCTATTGAGCTTGTTAGCGCGGCATTAGATGGAGTGGGTGACTTGCCGGAATTGACAGTGGAGCGCGAGCACGTGATGGAGTAACCCATGCCCCGCTCTCACAACGCCGCCGACATCCTGCGCCGGATGAAGCGGCGCCGCGCCGATGTGGTGCGCAATCTCTCCCAAGCGGCCCGCACGCTGGGCGCGGAGATCAGCGGCGAGTCCAAGCGCGTGATGCAGGAGGGGATCTATAACGTTCCGATCCCCTTGAAGGCGAGTGCCGAGAAGCAGTTGGGTGCGAACGCGAAGGTGCGCTCCGCCACCACCAAAGGCAAGCATGGGAAGTGGAGCCGCACTGGTAACCTGAAGCGCGCGGAAAGCTGGACGACCGAAGGCGCAACCATCATCCTGCGGAACAACGCGAAGTACGCGGCGGCGCGGTATGTGCAAGGACTGCCCGGACGGCGCCCGGTGGTGTCGCCGGGAGTGCGCTCGGTCCAGTGGCAGGAAGAGGCGATTTTGAACATGCGCCGCCGCATCATCGAAGTGCGGCGGCAGGCCGTGCGGCGGGGGCTGAGCGGCGGGTTGGTGTAGGCAGGCAGATGAGTTCATTCGAGGTCGCTCCTTCGGGGGCGGCCTTTTTCGTGTACGGGGGCTAGGACATGGCGAGCATCACAGGCAAGGGCGGCGCGGTCACCATCGCTGCTGCTGCCGTCACCGGGAAGGTCCGCGAGTGGTCGCTGGAGCTGGAGGCCGGGACCGTAGACGACACGGCCATGGGAGATACGTGGAAAAGTCAGGTGCCCCTCACCAACCAGTGGGTAGCCCGCTTCACCGCCATCATGCCGACCGGCACGAATGCCGATTTCTACCCGGCCTCTATCGGGGCGGATGTTGCGATCACGCTTAAGCGGCTGGCCGCTGACACGAACCCCGTGTTTAGCGACACCGGCATCCTCAAGAACATCACCCTCACGTCGCCTGCCACTGACCTGACGACCTACGAGGTGGTGGTTGAAGGGAACAGCGGCGCGGCACCGTCGTTCGACACCACGCCGGCGAGCTAAGGAGTAGTTATGGCAAGCATCACAGGGAAAGCCGGGGCCGTAACGCTCGACGGTGGGGCGCTCACCGGCGCGGTCACCGGCAAGGTGCGCGAATGGAGCGTCGAGCTAGAAGCCGGCACCGTGGACGACACCGGCATGGGGGACACTTGGAAGTCCCAGGTCCCATTGACCAACTCCTGGGTAGCCCGCTTCACCGCCATCATGCCCACGGGCACCAGTGCGGAGTTCTACCCATCCCTACTCGGCACGGATGTAGCGGTGGGCCTCACTCGCGCCGGCGACGATCCGGAGGTGCTGTTCGCGGACACCGGCATCCTGAAGAACATCACGCTCACCCACCCGGCGACTGATCTCTCGGTCTACGAGGTGGTAGTCGAAGGTAACGACGGTAGCGCGGCCCCGACCTTTGAAACGGACCAAACACCACCATGAGCCTAAAGAACCTGACCCGCGAGCAGATTCTCGCGGAGACGCGTAATGCGGCGATTGAGGACCGGTTCCCCAACTTCGGGGGGCCGGAGAAGCCCCCGGCAGCGCAAAACCCACCCGCTGACCCCTCCCTCTTCACGGTTACCGACCTGTGGGAGGCAAAGGCGCCGGGGGTGGCGTTCGCGGTCCCGGGCACCCCCAAACGGTTCTTTGTCCACCCGATCACCAGCGATGATTACGAGCTGATGCTCCGGTGGTCGCTGGCTGATGAGATCCCAGACCCCGGCAACGTAGGTGGCAACCCCCGCAAAGCGGCACTCGACGCCCAATTCCTCACGCAGCGGATGCGGGAGTACCAAGTGGTCCTGTGCTGCAAGCAGGGGGAAGGCCGGGACGCAGCCCGCCTCTTCCAGCGCTCGGATGCTTCGGCGTTGCGTCGGATGCTGCCCTATGCCGTCATCAATCGCATCTGTGCCCTGTCGGACGAGCTGACGGGCACGGACGAGACGTTGGGGGCGGGCGTGCGCGGTTTTTTTACACGCATCGCGAGCTGCTTGCGGACCTGTGTTTTGAAGTCCGGCAGTTCGGACGCCTCCCCGACTGGCTGGCAGGGCATCCTCGGGCAACTCGCCTCGCTCGCCTCGCGTGCGAGTACGGCCGGGAGTTGGGGGTCTGGCTTGAGTGAGGAGTTGGAGCGGGTGTGTGCCGAGGCGGAAGGGTTGGATAGTCCGGCGACTGAGTAACACGTCATGGCGTCTACCGTTGAGGAAGTTCTAGAGAACCGGCTTGAGCTGCTAGGGTTGCAGCAGTGGGTCTCGGGCTTCTCTACGGCGGCGAGCGCCGTGGGCGTGCTGGACTCGGCCCTTGACGCCTCCCAGCGCAAGCAGCTTTCTTACGGCATCGGCTTCGCGGCGGTCTCCGCGGGCATTGTGGCGGGGCTGGGTAAAGCCGTGCGCGCGGCGGGCGACCTCCAGCAAACGGAAGTCGGCTTCAAGACGATGCTGGGCAGCGCCGAAGCCGCCCGCGCCAAGATCGAGGAGTTGCAGGCCTTCGCGGCCGGCTCCCCGTTCGATTTCGGGCAGTCGGCGAAGGGGGCGCAACAACTGCTCGCGATGGGGGTGAGCGCGCAAGAACTCATCCCGATCATGCAGGGCGTGGGGAACGCCACAGCCGCAGCGGGAGGGGATACGGAAGTCTTTCTCCGTGCGATACGCAGCGTCGGCCAGATCAAGACCAAAGGCGTGCTCCAGGGCGATGAACTGCTCCAACTGTCCGAGGCTGGTATCCCCGCCGTCAAGATCCTGCAAGAGGAACTTGGCCTCACCACTGACCAGGTGCGGAACATCGGGAAGGCGGGCATCACGTCCGAGGAGGCGATTGAGGCGCTGACCAAGGGCTTTAACAAGCGGTTCGGCGGTGCGATGGAAGCACAGAACCGGACGCTAGGCGGTAGCTTCTCGAACCTGACGGATAGCGTAAATCGAGCGTTAGCCGCGATTGGTAAACCGCTGCTCGATCCGACCGTGGCGGTGGTGCGGGGCGTCACGAGTCTGATTGATGGGTTCAACAAGATTCCGGGGGCCGCGTCGGCGATGGCTCCGGTCGCGGTGATTGCGGCGGCAGCCTTCGCGGGACTTGCGATCAAGAGCGCGCTGGCGGTGGTGTCGCTGGGCAAGTTGGCGGCGGAAAACGTTACGCTGGCGAACCAGGAGTTGAAGACCAAAGCCGCGACGGACACCCACACGACGGCCACGCTCGCAGAGGCTGCGGCGCACGATGCGGCAGCCGCTGCCGCAGGACGGCACGCCGCTGCAGAGGCGCAGTTAGGCGGGGGGTATGGTGGTGGAGGGACGGGTGGTGCGGGTGGGACGCAGAAGGGGCCACGGAAGTCCCCAGGGGTAAATCCCGCCCAAGTGGCAGGGACGGCAGCCGCTGCCGCTGCGAAGGTCCGCGGGGGCGCAATGACGCCCGGCGACGTGACGTTGCCGCCGATTCGGCCAGGGGATGCGATGAAGGCGGGGACCGCGACCCAGGCAGCGGAAACGGCGGCGAAGATGGGGATCAAGGCCAACGCTGGAGGCAAAATCGGCAAGTTTATGAAAGGCGGGACGCCAGTCGCTATTGCGGCATCAATAGCGACTGATCTCGCTTTAAATGCTCTGCCAGACGAGGGCGCTTGGGGGGTCACGAAACGAGTAGGTCAGGGCGCCGCGACTGGTGCCACTTACGGAGCATTGGCAGGCTCCTTCGTTCCAGTTGTGGGGACTGCTGCGGGGGCGGCGATTGGTGGCACCCTGGGTGCTGGCAAAGCTGGCTGGGACGAGTGGCAGCGGGTGCAGAGCGCAGAGAGAGAAGCGAAGGCCACTGCATTGCCTGAGGTGACTCAGGCCCGCCAAACAGACATTTTGGAGCGCATCGCGATCATCTTGGACGACATTCGCAAGGACGGCAAGCGGTCCCCTATTGGTTACGACCAGGTGAGCCGGGCCGACCAGGTGGGCGAGTTGCTGCGGGCGTTATAGGCCATTAACCACTGCGCTCACTACCCGATATGAGTCTGTCTTCGAGTCATACTCTAGTTCGCAAACGAATGTGTTGCGTATCATTGCCCCAAATGAATTCTGCGCGTCTACGGACCCGATCACGATCCATCCCTTCTCTCTGCTCTTGGTGGTCTGGAACGAAAAATGATCAAATTTCGCTGTAGAAGGTGCTTTTAGCCTGGCCCTCACGGCAGACATCGCCGCAACCTCGGCCCCGGACTCTGAACCCCCTGGGGGCGGTTTAATGTTACCGATGGGGCGGCAGACGAAAAACCACACAAACAGAACGATAACGGTCCATCTAAACCAATCGCTTGTCTTCCAGAGATGCCCGAATCCCCCCGCGGTGTTAGGCAGTGTTACTTGTGGCGGCTGGTGGGGAGCAGGGGGAGGCGGGGGCGCGAAGACCTGCGGCGCCGTGGTGCGGAAAGCCCTCCCGCAGCGCACGCACTGAGCCGCCTGCATTTCGGCAGGAGCCTGGCAGCGGGGGCAGATTTTCGTAACAGGCATCGGGGCCTCCACCTATCCAACGATGTAGGGAGTCCGTTCGATGCGACGTAAAAAAGCCCCTCCATTACGGGAGGGGCAGAACCCGGCGAGCCATGTCCAGTGTCTGGCCGGGAAGTGAAAACGGCGCGTCAGGCGGTGCGCGTGGGCGCGCTCCGAAGTGCTAGCTGGAACTTCCGCGCGAACGCATCGACCATCGGGCCGGCCAGCATCTGGCGGGCGAACAGCGTTACGGAGGGGTCCGCTCCGGTCTCCGGCATGGCGTCGGCCGACCACTCCATCGCGGTCTGCTTTGCCGACCCGGTTTACGAAAACATCGCAGACTACGAGTGGCTGGCTCGGGAGTGCGAGCGCGTGCTGATCCCCGGCGGGAGCGTCATCGCGCAGGTCGGCAACGTGCGACGGTTCGAGGCTGAGTGCGCGATGCGGGCGAGTGGGTTGTCGTGGGTGGACCTGTTGGTAGAAGTCTACCCGTTCGCTCTCTGCCCGCTCCATCACATCCGAGTCCAGGTCGGGTTCAAACCTTACCTGTGGTTGAGCAATGGGCCACGGGCGGATATGAAGGGGCGCAACTTGATTGCGCCGACCTACACCGGCGACAACTCCGGCTGGCTGATGAATCGGGTTCACGCGAAGGGCAAGCGTTCCTCGGACGCGTCCAAGGACCTCCACGAGTGGGGCGATGCCGAGGACTTCGCTTGCGGGCTGCTAGAGCGGCTGTGCGCCCCTGGTGACGTGGTTTGGGATCCGTTTGCGGGGAGTGGCCTGGTGCCCGTTGTGGCGAAGCGCCTCGGCCTCCCGTTCGTGGCTTCCGAGATTGACCCCGCGAAGGCGCAGGCAGGCCGGGACCGGTTGTGTGATGTGCGGCGGCGGGAGACCGTTACGCAGGGCGCGTTGCAGTGGGACGAGGCCGCGTAGGGCCGCATCTTAAAACGTCTCCTCTCCACAGCGCCACCCGGTGAAGGTGGCGCTGTTCGTTTTACTCACCCATGCCCTACAAAGACTCCCTCCTCCGCGAACGCGTCGAACGCCGCGGCACCAAAGCCGCCGAGCGACTAGAAGCCGATCGGCCGCAGTCGGTCGCCGAGCGCACGCAGCAGCAGAACCCGTTGATGATGGACATTAGCGGCACTTCCATCATCGGCCTGACGCTGCTGGAGAACCTGACGACCTGATGGGACGCTTTGCGGTGCAGTTCGATCCGCCCGGCTACCAGTACGCGGCAGAGCCGGGGCTGGACTTCCTGATCGACGGCGCGGGGCTGTACGAGAAGTTCGCGGCAGATACGGCCGCAGCCGGGCAACGCGCCCGCGACTTCTGGAACCCACCCGGCACCCCCTGGATACTCTGTCGCCCGCGACAGATGAACCCGAACTGGTATCAGGACCTCCGGCTCAGTGACCATGTGCTGCGGTCGAGTTCGTGGAGTTGGGCCGCGGGCATCACTCCGGTGGAGTTCGAGTTCGGCAAGACTCCGGACGCGTCCTATCCGGACAACCAGTGGCTGAGTGTGGCGGTAGGGAACGACACGGCCTCGCTCGACTCCCGCGACTACGATGCCATGACTGCTGCTGCGGGGGTAACGCTGCCGACCGGGCTGGTGACCATTGGGTTTTGTGGCGAGACGCCGGCGGGCGATGGGTTCAGCGCCGAGCCGAGCCAGCTTTGCCCCTACATCCAGTGGCTCCATTACCCGCCGCCGCATGATGTGTTCGTGTTCGGCTTCGCGCAGGTCGCCATCATCGCTTACCGAGACACGTTCTACGTGTTGAAGGCGCTCGATTCCGGGGGGCAGTCCTGGGAGTTAGTGGGGCAGCGCCCGATGGGCGCCGGAGATTCCCGGTTCGCCCAACCCGTCTCGCAGGTGGCGGGCGGCAGTGTGGTGCAAGCCGCGGCGGCGCGACCGGACGTGCGGGCGCTGCTGACCTATGGGTTAGGCTTCAACGATCTCTACGTGCTGCCGGGTGCTGGTGAAGGGGCGGCACTGCCCTTGCGGCATCTGCCGGAGGCGAGCCAGGAACCGCTGTTACTCAATGGCCCCTTCTGGGTGGCAGCGATGCCGGGTCAGTTGCTTACCTTCCAGGCGCAAATCGTCGGGTTCGAGCTGGCGGACAGCCAGGACCCGGCCAGTCCCGCACCGGCCCCGTGGCTCAACCTGTCCGAATACTACAAGCCGAGCGTAGCGCCGGCCTTTCAGGTCGACTCATTGCTCTACATCGTGGCGGGCGGCGACCCTCCGGTAACGACGATCAACGCGGACGGATCGGTGACGGTCGACAGTCCCAGCATCGATTCCAGTATCGTGTTCGGGCTGGTAGACGAGGAAGGGGTCGCGTGGGACTTCGATGCCGCGGAGACCTACCAGGGCTCGCTGTACCTCACGCTGCTGCCCGGTTGGGTCGATTCCCGCGTCGGCGGCTTCCTCTCTCCGCAGGTCCGGCACATTGAGTTCCGCTTCCCGGTGGTGCTGGAGGACCGGGAGAACACGTTGCTGGAACTAGACGACACCAAGTTTGGGGCTATCGAAGCGGAGGTGTTCCGGCGCGACCCGCTAGGTAAGCGGGTTCGCATCGAGTTGTTAGACCCCGGCCTGGAAGTGTTGTCTGCGACTGGCCACGACCGGCGGGCCAACTATCCCGTTCACATCTGCGAAGATGTGGACAATGACGGCGACTATGAGACCGTCCGCGTAGCCGCCTGGCTGAAAGAGTTCACGCTCACGGAACTCCGGGCCACCCATCCGGTGACCGGCGACCCGATCATCCGCTATCAGTTGGAGCTCCACGGACTACTCAGCCGCACCGATCAAGCCTGGCTGTTCTTGCCGCAGATGGTCGACCCGGAGAGCGTGCCGCCGGGGACGGTGGAGCATACGTTTGCAGTGTCGACCCCCCTGGAGCAATCCGGCTTCGACATTACCGACGCCGCCGTTTATCTCGCGCAGGTGGACCCGCACGCGGGCGAGGACCTGGCGCAGTTGCCGGGCACCTGGGGGCGCACTCCTGGCGTGCTGGGACGCGTCACCGGCAATGCCTGGGGGCCGACGTGGCAGCAGACCAAGATGGATTACATGCTGGAGATTTCACGGCGGCTCCGCGGTTGGGTGCTGTACGAGACCCTGGCGGGGCTGGTCCGCTACCACGACGACTTACTGCTGGACCTGCAGCGCGGCGCGGAGTATTCCGTGAGCGCGCTGCTCTATCCGACCCACGCGGCGGCTATCTCGGCCAGTGCGCCGCGCCAGGTGTATTTGACGAACGCGCGGCTGAACAACGAGGAACCGGTCGCCAACGTGGTGCGAGTGAGCGGCGAAGATGAATCCCTGTCCATCACGCCGCAGGTGTTGGAGCGGGATGAACTGAGTATCAGCGACAAGACTTATGAGCACTTTCTGGGGGAGCCGGTGGTGTATGCGCCGCCGCTACGCCAGGCCGTGGAACTGAAGGTCATGAAGGTGCTCTGCCGGCTGCTGGTCCACCGGCTTTGCCGGCGCCGGTTTCGCCGCGGGGCGGAGGTGACGTTGGCGCCGTGGGAAACGCTGCCGGCCGCAGTGGAGTTGGCCGAGGTGGTGCAGTTGGGGTCACGCGGCGACTTCCTCATCGATCATCTGCAATGGCGGCTGCTGAAGAGTCATGCGACTCTTTCCCAGCACCGCACCACGTTTACCCTGCTCTCCCTGCCCTCTGGCGCCGTCGAAGGCACGGGGACCGGTGCCTATCCCGGCCGTGCCGTAGTCGTGTAGTCTCTCATGCCCTCCTTCGCGACTGGCCGCACCCGCACGGCGTCGGTCACGCTCAGCGCGTATCAAACCGTCGCGGTCGGGTCGGTGATCGATGGCTCGGTGGGCTACAACATCTCGACCGCCAACGCGTTCGGTATCAGCATTGCTGCCGTGGCGGTGGTGCATGACAAGGGCTTTGACGTAGACGAGGAGTGGGTCGACCCCGACCCGCCGCCGACGACCTCGCGGTGGTATGGCCGCTGGTATGTGACGGTGGAATGGACCATCACGGTGGGCGGGGTCGAGGATCTGGGCACGGTCACCTACACCACCGGCTACAGCCCGTTTGAGATCATCACGGAACTGCCGCCTCCCGGAGGGGGTTTTGGGGAGTGGGCCGACACTCCGGGGTTGATTAGCGGCACGGTCACTGCGACTTGGGAGTTGGCCGAGTATCTGGACGAGGACGCGATCCTCACTTCGCCTTACTCCGAACTCCGCGGGTCGGTGACGGCGGGGGCGTCCGGGTATGGGGAGTTCACGTTCGATTACCAGGGCCATACCATCGTCGTCCCGTTCCTGTATACCGAATCCGCCACGTTGCGGAGCTGGGATGGAGAACTCGCCGGCTATCCGGACCAGGGCGCGGGCTGTACGTTCAACTGTGCGACCGGGGCCTCGAACGGCCTGAGCGTGAGCCTGGACGGCATCACCTGGACGGCCAGCGCTTTCAGCCTGGCGGCTGGAGATGCGACGTTTGCCGGCACGGCGGTGAGTGCGGCGGTTTCCAAAACGGACGATACGACGCTGGCCACTGCCAGCGTGCAGGCTACCCCGGATTGGGCGTATAGCTACGACCTGGAGAATTGGGACTACGAGACCGGCGACCCGGTAGCGGTCGACACGCTGCATGAGTGCGGCGGCACGTTGGTCAGTGCCAGCACCGGCGGACACCGATATCCGGCGAGCGGGGTAACGGGCCAATTTGACGCGACAGTTTCCTGCGACGGAGACACAGACTCGGCGGAAGGCCTGGAGACGTTGGGGGTGTGCGCGACGGGGGGCGGGGCTAACTACGCCCGGGTAGACGAGACGTGGGCGGATACGCACGGCCGCTACCTCAACCAACTCAACCTGAAAGGCTCCAATCCGAGCGGCAATCCGGGCCTCAACGCGCAATACGGTATCCTGCAGTCGCAAGACTTCGACGCCGGAACGTTCCAGGTGGATACCACCCACCTGTTCGACCTGTTCGAGACGGATGCGCATTTTGAGAGCGATGGGAGCGGGACGCTCGGTATGAGCGGAGGGGTGCTGACCCATACGAATCCCAGCCCGTCGTTTCCGTCGGCCTGGTACGGCTACCAGCCGACCGAGAACCCTACGGGCTACGTGCTGAAGCCGTTTGGGTATCGGTTCTACTCCTTCCAGATGCGCGGCACGGCGCCCGGCCAGCGGTTCCGGATCCTGTTGGGGCGCAAACTCAACGGCGGCGGGGACACCGCGCAGTATTATTGGGACTTCACGGTGGGCGTGGCGGGAGTCTGGGAGACGCACCTGCTCGACCTCTGCCACCCGGACGCGCAGTTTGACGACATCACGTTTCCGCTCAGCCCCACGACCCGGCGCCGGATTGAGCCGGCCATGTTCCAACTGTTTCCGGATGAGACGGTAAGTCAGTTCATCGCGTCCGATCCCGGCACCCTGCAGCTCCGCTCGTTCACCGGCTACTACAAGACCACCGGCAACCGAACGCCGGCCCTATTCATCGGCCCCTGCAGTTGCGGGCACTCGGACATGGCGCTGATGGGTCTGGCGCCCGGCGTGTTCGATAGCTGTTCCGGGGACACGGAGAACGGCGGCAAGGTCGCTGGAGGAGTGCTGGCGTTTCGGCTCATCGCGAACGGGGCGTGCGCGTTCAATCTGGACTGCGGGACCGGCAAGCTAGACGATGCGTTCGCGGCCTGGGTCACCACCTATGACGACGCGCTGAACGACACCGGACTCCACTTTACCACCGGCATCTCGCCTTATCTGGCCGCTACGGTCGCGGAGTCGGGCTGGGTGGTGCGCCGGCCGCTCTGGTCGGAGTTGACGCTGGGCGCACCGTTGACCCTGCGCGGGGTGAAGCGCGGCTTTGATTATGGCTATTACGGGTGCGGGGATATCTTTTCCGCCACCTATGACCCGACGCTCAACTTTCGTGGCGATAAGGTCTGGAACGGGGAGTTGCTGGCCGCGGTGCATGACACCAACCGCAGCCAGGCAGGCGCGGTGCTGGAGTTACTGGACGACGACAGCAGCACGGTAGTGGCTTCCGGAGTCTCGGACGCGGATGGGCTCATTCGGCTCTTTGCGCCTTACGGGGCACAGCAGCCGTTCTCCAACTACCCGCGCGCCGATTCGTGCGCTTCGCGGCAGGAGTATACGGGGACCGCGGCCGGAGGGGATGTAGCGTACACCACGCCGGGGCTGCTGCTCAACGGGTATTGGATCCGCGGCCAACGGTTGCGGGACTCGGACGGTGACGATCTTGCCACCTACTGGTGGAGCCTGGATCGCTTCGCCGTCCTGGACCGCTACCCGCAATGGCGGGAGTTCGATTGCGACCCGGAACCGCTGGGGGCGGTCGACCTGGTGCAGTGCGCCAACGGGCTGTGGTTCCGGGCCTGGCGCCAGGGACCGGAGATCCACCTGGGACGCAGCGCGGACGCCGGCACGACGTGGCAACACCTGACGCTGCTGTTCGAAGACGCGGCGCTTGATCCGGGGTCGGCGCCCACGTTAGTTGTAGACCAGCACGACCACCTGAGTTGCTGGGTGCATGGGAGCGATGGCGCGGCGCGGCTCTATCGCTCGGTCGATTATGGGGCGGAGTGGACCCTGGCGGCCACGCACGCGTCTCGGAGCTTCCCGCGCATCGCTCGGCAGTTGCGGCGGTCTTTGCTTGTGGCGCACGTCGGGACGGAGTTGCGCTTCTACGAGTCTACGGACGGCGGCGTGACCCTCTCGCTACTCTCCGCGCTCACCCTGACGGCGCCGGTGCAACTAGCCGGGCTGCGCGTAGACCGGCATGACCGGTTGCATGTGCTCTACACCGACGGGGCCGACTTCTTGCACCGCGCCCTGCGGGCAGACGATACCTGGTCCGCGGCGGATACGTTGACGAGCGGCGACTCCCTGGCTGGCTATGCTTTGGGGATCGAGCGCGGGGCCTATCTCTATTGGGATACCACGCTGCGGCACCGGCAGACCGACGAGGTGTTCGCGGCCGACGCCGGCGCACTCACCGGGCTTACCGATATCGACACGGAGGCCCCATTGGGGGTGTGGTGGTCGCACGGGGAGTTGCTCTACGTGTGCGGCTACGACGAACACACCGGGGAGCTGGAAACCCGGGTCTCACTGGACCGCGGCACGAGTTGGGTGGCAGCGTAGGCGCGCCCTGAAAGGTTTCTCCCATGCCCGCTACCTTACCCCTGCAAGGCGCTTCCTACCAGGAGTACTATTCCCTCGCCCGCGACACCCATTTGCGGACTGTGCTGGAGGACGGGTTTAACGCTCTCCACGGGCGGGGGGTGCTGGCCAAGGGCCGCATCAGCAAAACTGCGGCTTACGCTATCGAGGTAGAGACCGCCACGCAGTTTTTCGCGGAAGGCAAGCGGCTCACCCTGGGGGCCGCGGCGGCCTACACGGCCACAGAGGGGGCGGGCCTGGTCTATGTCTGGGGTAAGATCGCCCGGACGGCGGCAGCGCAGGCCACGCTCGCAGCGCTGGATACCTACGCGCTAGCCATCACGCACACGCTGGTCAACACCGCGCCGAGCGAAGACCACTTCCCGCTGGCCATCTTGACGTTGGACGGCTCCGGCATTGTCTCCTGGGACGACGAGCCGCCGGGGAAACGCGTGCGCGCTCTGGCGGCCCCGCTGGTGCTGCAACGGGACTACATCGCGGCGGCCGAGGTGCAGGAGATCCCAGCGGGGCAGCAGGTGCACTTGTTCGATGAGCTTACGATTGCCGGGGAGTTGGTGCTCGGCGGGAACCTACGCATCTCATGATTACTCTTTCCGGGGTATCCAACCTCATCAAAGACGAGAACGGCAACGAGCTGATCAAGTTCACCGCCACGGCCTCCGCCGTTAACGAAGTCACCCTCGCCAACGCCGCGACGGGCAACGCGCCCACACTGAGCGCTACGGGGACAGATTCGAACGTCTCACTGGCGTTTGCGCCGAAAGGGACGGGGCGACTGTCACTGGAAGGGCCGGTGAGTTCGCCCGTCACCACGGTGCAGGACTTGACCACGGCGGGCACGATTACGCTGCCGTCCGGAGGCTTTAACAAGCGCCTCAGTGCATCTGGCGGAAGCGTCACCGGCATGATTTTGACCGTGGGCGCGTTCCCGGGCCAGATGATCTGCCTGTTCAACATCGAAGCCACCAACACGATCACCTTTGCCGCGGCTGGCACCTCTAACGTCGCTGACGGGACGAGCGCGGTAATCGCTGCCCTACGCGCCCTGGTGCTGGTGTGGGACGCTACCAGTTCACGTTGGTACCGCACCGGCTAACCACCCCCCTAGCCCCTCTCTCCGCGTCCGCTCTGGCGCGGCCCTCTAGGAGTAAGCACATGAAGCGTTACGTTCTCTCTCCGGTGATCTTGGGGTCAGGCTCGGTCAACGACGCAAATCGGGCAGCGGCGACCGACGTGCCCCAGACCATTGGTCCGAGCATCCTGCCGACCTCGCCAGAGCCCCCTTACGGCCCGCTCTGGCTATTCACGCTCTCGCACGTGAACACCAACCAGCTTGCGAGCGTGGAAGCGGTCAGTAACGCTTACGTGTTCCCGGAGTATCCGTTGGCTGGGCGGCTAGACGGCATGGAGAGCGGGACGCGGACGGCGATGCTGCAGACCCTAGCCGCCTACGACCTCGACGGCGAGGGCACGCACTTCGACCTGTCCGGATTCGGGGACGCCTCGGCGTTTCAGGACCTCATCCTGGGGCTGGTCCAACAACTCGACCCGGCCATCACCAGCCTGTCTGGCTTCAACCCCCAGGAGGTGATTGAGTGAGCGTCTACATCGGACCGTGGCAGTGGGACGGGAAGGGCTCGGTGCCGTCCTGGGTGCCGCCATTGGGGTGTAGCAGCGCCGTGGATTTGCGACCACTGCCCGAACAGTCTGCCATTGGCGGCACGCCGGGCGTCGGCGTGTTCGTGACGGATGCCGCCTTACCGTCTGAATACGTGCTCCTCGGCGACCATCCCACCGCACACGCGCCCGCGCGGATCCGCTCCGCGTGGGGCAGCCTGACTGGCTACGAGGCGCAAGGCGCGCGGGTTGTCGACCTGCTGTGGGATCAGTTAACACGCGGCTCCGATCCGGATGGAGACACTGCGCCCAAGCCCCTGATGCCGGGGAAACAGGGGCGCGGCCATTGGACGGACCTGCACCTCGGCGGGCGTCACAAGAGCAGACCGTTTGTCTGGGGCGAGGACGCGGAGACGACGGAGCGCGTGCGGGACCTATTGCGGCGGGACTTCCGGCGCACGTTTGCGGAGGCGCAGGCGGGGAAGCTGAAGGACAAGCAGCACCATCGGCGGGTGCTGGATTACTGGTGTGAACAATACGGCGTGGATGACTGGCGCGAGTTCGTGGCGGCGGATTTGCGCGCCGACATCAAAGGACGGCTCAAGCACGAAACGACGCTCACGGACAACTTCAACCGGGCCAATGCCAGCAGCCCGGGTAGTTCTTCAGAGGGCTGGTCGTGGACTGACGTAACCAACTCTACCGCCATCGAAAGCAACCGGCTTCGGGTAGACAGTGGCGCGGACGGTAACGCAGCTCGCGCCGAGTCGGATTTGAGTAGCGCGGACCATTACTCCCAACATCTAGTCGTCTTCCTCAACCCAGGCAAGGGAAGCGGAGCGTTGACGCGGTTTAGCAGTAGCGCGACGACGTTCTACATGTTCTATTCGGATAGTGGCCGCTTGTTTAAGTGCGTAGCGGGCGCTTTCACCACGCTCAGCACCAGCAGTTCGCACGCGGTTACCTTTACCGTCAAATGCCAGATCAACGGGTCTGCCCTGGCTGGCTTTTATGACGGCGTGCAGCAAACCACCGCCACGGATACGGCGATTACCGGCAACCTACGGACGGGCCTTCGCCTCGACTTCGCTGGTCTGGCGGACGACTTTGAAGCCGCGGACCTGAGCGCGGGCGGCTTCGTCTACACCCAACTCGAACGCGGCACGCGGGGCCTAACGCGCGGCGTCTACGTGTGGCACTAAAGCTATGCCCTTTTACCGAAAATATGGCGTTGGCTCCGGAGCCGACATTTGGCTGCCGATCATCAAACGCGGAGTCGTAGACGGCGCGGTAGGTGCGGATATCACGTTTGCGTCTGGCGACGTTAAGGTGTCCATCGACGGCGCGGCCGTCGCCAACATCGGCACGCTCCCCGTGGTCTTGGCTGCTGGCAATACGGCGTGGTGGAAGTTCGTGTTCACGGACGCGGAGCTTCAAGGGAAGCGCATCCTGGTTTCCGTCAGTGACTCCGCGACCAAAGCCGTCGAGGATCAGTGGTTCATCATTGAAACCTACGGCCACGCGAGCGCGATGTATCAGGCCGATTTCAGCGCGGCCAACCTCCCGGCGAACCTGGTGCAGATCGGCGGGGACACCCAAAGCGGCACCGACCTGAAGGACTTCGCCGACGCGGGCTATGATCCGAGCACCAATAAGATCGAAGGCGTCAAGCTCGCCGACACGCTCACCACCTACACCGGTAACACGCCCCAGACCGGCGACGCATTCTCCCGGATCGGGGCCAACGGCGCGGGCCTGACGGACCTAGCGACGGCGGCGAACCTCGCGACGGTGGCGGCCAAGACGGACAATCTGCCTTCCGATCCCGCCGACCAGTCCCTCGTCATCGCGGCCACCGATGCGGTGATGTCCCGCCTGGGCGCACCCGCAGGCGCGAGCGTAAGCGCGGATGTAGCCGCAGTGAAAGCCGACACCGCTTCACTACTCTCCCGGATCACGAGCACGCTCTTCGCCGGAATCACGAGCCTAGCCGAATGGCTAGGGCTGCTGGGCGGGAAGCAGACTGGGAACTCTACGGCCAGGACCGAGATGCGGGCCACAGGTGCGGGGTCAGGCACCTACGACGAGACGACCGATTCGCAGCAGGCCATTCGGGACCGGGGAGACGCGGCATGGGTCACCGGCGGGGGCGTGAGCGGGAGCAACAGCGTCACCTTCACCGTGCGCGATTCCGTCTCCCTGACCCCCCTCATCGATCAGGCGGTAGTGATCTACGCGGCGGACGGCACGACCCTGGTCGACGCCAAGCGCACGAACGCGAGCGGCGTGGCGGTGTTCAGCTTGGATAGCGCCTCGTATTTCTACGCGCTGCCCCCCTCCGCCGGGTATTCCAGTGTCTCGAACACGGCGCTGGCGGTGGACGGCGTGGAGGCCGTGACGGTGGGCAAAATCGCCATCCCTTCTGCTGGCGTCTCCCCCGGCACCCGCGTGGTCCGAGTCATCGTGGTCGGCCCTACAGGGGCGCTGACGAGCGGCGTGGTGGTCAGTGCGCGGCTGGTGAAGGGCAACAGCTCCATCGCCGCCGCGTTCGCGCTCACCACGCTCTACGAAGTCACGACGAACGCCAGCGGGATTGCGGATCTCGTGTTGATTACGGAAGACCAGTTCGAGTCCGGCGACGGCGAATACCTTATCCGGGCACCGGGGGCTGGTGAGTGGCGGCTCGCGATTCCGGCGGGCGTTGATGCGCTGAATCTGCAGGTGGAGGTGACGGGTTAAGAACGAGCCGGCCACAACCGCATATCTCCCTCCCCTCCCCCGGTCGCCGTAACTGGCGGCCGGGGCTTTTTCTGCGTCTGGGCTGGCTAAACGTAAATCGCCCCCACGCTCAGCCGCACCGGCCGCAGCGCCTCGTCCAGGCCTTGCTCACTCCGCCAATCGAGATAGCCCTGGAAGTATTCCGCCGACAACTCCCCTCGGTGAGCCTCGACATAGCGGGAGTCGCAGTAAGGCCCTAGCACGCTTTCCAGCCGCGATACGGCCAACCCAAAGCGACCCAGCGCCGTAGCCATAGCCGGCAGCAGCACGGCAAACGCGCGGTTCATTTGCGCGAGTGCCTGAGTGGCTCGCTCCGTATCAGGCCCCAACAACCCGGCGGGGAGCATCAACGCCCCGCACTGTTGGACGCGCAAGGCATTGACGCGGGCCGCGAAGTCGCGCTCCTGGTCACTGACCTGGATCGGCTGAATGTCGGTCACTTTACCTCCCCACTCACCCGCGGCAAGTTCCGCTCCGGCTCGTGCGGCACGGCCGGCGCCGGGATGGCCACGCAGCCGAAGACGGGCAGGCTCCCCATACTCTCGGAGCGTTCACTCTCGCAGTGCGCACAGATTACCAACTGCACGCCTGACACGTCCCGTGCGGGAAAGTAGTGCCAGATTCCGCCGCCACCTTCGCCTAGATCATCGGCCAGCCACTTGCGACGCCACCGATGCCGGTTCTTCAGACTACGCGCCTCGGCGGGGAGGCGCGTATTCAACGCCTGCAAGCGCAGGTCCGTCTCGCTCCAATCAAAGCGCGGCATAGATGTTTCTCCGCTCGCTCCGATATCGCCCCTCATAACTCCCTCTATCCGCCTCGCGCCGGTTCCACTCCACCAACGCCGCCTCTCGGGTGGTCGAATGCTTCCGGCATCCCGGCGTGGCACATAAGAACACGAAGCCGCAAACGCTGATACTCAGCAGCGGCTTGCGGCCACAACCGCGGCACGGCGCGAGGTTGGCGAACTCCAGGTCGGTCAGTTCGTCTACCCGGCTCATCGTAGTTGTCTCCCCAACCACGCACCCAGCGCGACCCCGCCCTGCCGCCACACGGTGAGCACGATGAGCAGCAGCACGGCGAGGAGGACGGCGTGGCGGAGGTGAGGCGGGAGGAGCATGGGTTAGTCTTGCTCCGCATAGCGCTCAACATACGCCGTCAGCCCTTCTAGCACCAGCGGATTCGGGATGTAGTGTTCCACGAACCACGCCTCATGTCCTGACCCGTTCAGCCAACGAGACAACCCCGCTGCCACCGCCGCGGAACGGCAGATGCCAGCCTCGCACTGACACACGATCAGCACGTCAGGGTGCGCCTGCACGAACTCCACGATGGCCCGCGCGTCCCGTGGATGGAACGCCTGAAAGCGAGGATCCGCCGCCGTCTTCACGTCGTCAAAGCAGAGCCGCAAGATGCCTCGGCAGTGGGCGGACGGGTAGATTTCCGGTAACGGATCTCGGGGGCCGCTAATACTGATGACGATGTGCGGCTGATCTGCGAAAGGGTCGCGAATCTCTCGGCGCCCCAACACGAGGAAGCTGCGGTTCGGGCCGGTGTAGATGGTGCGGTAAACGGCGGCGATCATGTGGTTTCCTCCGGCACCGGTAGCCAGCGGTCGGACGGTGACCCCGACTCCCAGCATATTCCGTCATCGCTCCACCACCCGTCTTTGTGCTGGAGAAGCGCCAGCCCGGCGGTCTCGCCTCGCACCAACACCGTCACGTCGAGAGGCGGCGGCTCTTTCTCCACCGTACGCCAGCGGAGGGCGGCCAACAACCGCTCCACTTCTTCCCGCAACCCCCGCACCGTCACCTCCGCCGCGAGCCAGTTCCCGTAATGCTCCGCCGCGGCCCCCTGGAGACGCTCACGGCGGTTCCAGCCCTGCGCGGCGCCGAGTGCGCCACTCTTGCACCACGGACCTTCTGCAGCACACGTGCGGCACACGGCCCAATACCGCCACACCTCGGCGTCGGGGTCGTCCTTCCACTCCTCGCAGCCCGCGTTGAGCTTGCGCACCAGATAGGCGTCACCGCCGCAAAACGGGCAAGGCCGCAGCTCATGGCGCGGGCAGGGTTCGACGCCTTCGAGGGCTAGGGCTTCAGTGAAGGTCATAGTGTGTCCGTCTCTCCCAGCGCGGCGGCCACCGCACTCGCCAAGGTCTCGTCCCCGTGATGCCAGGGGCCTTCAGGCAGGAGCCGTTGCACGCCTATCACTTCCGCCCCTAGCAATTCGATGCGCCAGCCGCGCTTGCTCTGTTGCAACCGCTCCACCGCAAGCCCCAGACCCACCACCGCCGCTACCCGCTCGGGCGTGGCGTCCGGCAGGAGACGGAGGAGGGCGCGGCCGAGGTCCCGCTGTTCTTGCTCCTCGCCGCAGTCCGGGCAGAGGTCATCCCGCACCGTCATGTCGCCCCGGCCACAGCGGTCGCATTCAGGCATTCGTCTCTCCGTGATGTTTCCGCAGCACCTTGGCCGCTGCCTCGAACCTCAGGAACGTCTCGTGGTCACCGCCGGTATCGGGATGCACCTCGCGAATCAGTTCCCGGTAGGCCGTGCGGAACGCGTCGGCGCTCGTTACAATGCTGCCCCAGGTGAGCGACGGGTGCAGATTGGAGAGATAGCGGCCTGCCGTCTCCAGTTCATCCCCCGGCACCGCGACAAATCCTTCGGGTAGTTGCGCCCAGCCACGATACTGCTGATCGTCCGCTTCGACGCCATAAAGGTTCGCGAGCCGCAGGTGTTCGAGATTGCAGGCCAGCGCCCGCAGGTTGTGCTCCCATTTGGTGAAGCGGTCGAAGGCGCGGCGACGATGCCCCTGCGGCGTCTTGAAGCACAGGATCACGCCAGGGTGCTCCGCCGTGGCCCCTGCTCGCGGGAGTCCGTCCAGACGCAAATGCCGTTCCGGGATGGCGATTTGCAAGACGATCTCCGTAGCGCGCATGGCACCCAATTCGCGCTTCAGGATGCCCAGCGTGTCCTTCAGGGGCGCGCTATACGGCCCGCTTTCGCGCTGGTATGACGTCCGCAGCTTACCCGGCCACGAGTCGATAGGGCGCAGGGTCAGGCGGAGAGTTTCCTTCAGGGTTAGCCAGTCGCTCATACTTGTTCCACCTCCACACACCACACCCAGGCCGTCTCCCACAGCTGCGCGGGGTAGATGATCTCCCACCAGCGCCTGACGCGCGGGAGCGGCCCGTCACCAATCGGCGAGCGCTTCTCCCCCCGTGCTAATGCCGCCAGCCCCTGCGCCGGCACGTTCGCCGCCGCTCGTTCCTGCCCCAACTCTCCCAACCACGCTTCGAAGCGAGCTGCGTACGCGTTCACACACTCGCCATAGTGGTAGACCACTCATCTACTCCCCCTTCCGCGCATAGTACCGCTTGGCCCGTCCCCCGCGCTCCGGCGTCGGGTCACCGGTCCAAGTGATCAGCTCGCCCGCGTCCACCAGCCCCTGCAACTCGCCATACATCCAGCCGAGCGAGGGCGACACGCCATACCGCTTCCTGATCCACTGCTGGATTCGCAGCCCATAGGCGTCGGAGCCTAACGCGTCGACCGCTTCGAGGAGCGCCAAGCGATTGACGCCGAAGTGGATCTTCAGACAGATCCACAGCGCCGAAAGCGCGAGGCAAGCGAGAAAGGCGACTCCGAAGCCTCGCCAACTCCAGAGCCACATTGAACCCCATGTGGCCAGGACTACCCAGGCGGAGCGCCAGTGTTTGCGGAGGAAGTTCATGGGGTTTCCGCCGCCTCTCGCGCCGCGTAATACTCCGACAACTTGGCGCGTTGCCAGAGGGCGGGGTCGAAGCGCGGGGAGCCGATAACCTGCGCTTCAGGCACTTTCCAGACGCACCAGAAGACCCCGCCCCCGCCCAGCGCTTCCACCTTAGGCCAGAGCAGGAAGTCCCGCCCGTCGCCAGCAAGAACGCTCAAGTCGGCTGGCATCCCCGGCACGCACTTCCATTTGAAGCCAATCGCTTCTACCTGCGCCCCCAACTCCTTGCCTGCTTTGGTGCGGCGGTTGGGCACCCACAAGCCGGGCTCGGACTCGCGCCACAGCGGCCCAGGCGCCTCTTTTCCATGCACGCCGCCTAGCCACCAAGTCGGCCCCCAGGTGTGGGTGCGAATGTGCACCTGGGGGTTGCTCGGGTCGTGGTTATCGAGCCCACGCAGGAACGCCCCCAGCGCTTCATTGGCTTCGCGCTCCCGGAGTTCGGTGTCAGCGAACCACGCCGAGATTTCCGGGGCAGTGCTGGTGAATACGGCTTGGGTGGCGGTCGGTGGCGGGGGAATGGGTGGTTCCTGTTGACACAACTCGGTTTGTCAGTTAGTATATTAACGCCAATGGAGTTAATCGTCAAGTGAGGATTGCGTGAGGCGAATTTCAGGAGTTAACGCCGATGGCGTCAAACCTCCCCCTCCGAGGGGGCGAGGAATGTCAAGGCCACGTAAAGACGGAGGGCAGCAACCCAGACCAGGGGGGAAGCTCTCTACCAGTCATCGGCTGCATCAGCGGACGTTGCGGCGTATCGAGAAGCTAGCGGCGGCGCTGGGAATCGACAAGGGCGACGTGATCGAACTGGCGATTCGAGACTTGGCGCGGAAAGAGGGAATTGAGGATGACCCGGACCCCGACCCCCGACCCCCTAGCCCCGAGCCGGAGCGCGCGATGGAGGGGAATGATGCGAACTGAACCACACCCACTCCCCTGGGAAGAGTGGCGACTCCAGATGGAGGCGGCGTTGCTCTCTCAATTCACCGAATGGTGGGGCATAGACGGCGCGCAGGTCTGCATTGATACCTTCGACTGGCAGGCCGCCCGTGAGAGCTACTACGAGAGAGGCGAAGCGCCAGCAATGGCGGCTAGCGAGGAACTCTATGCCATCTGCAATAGTTGAGCTTGACGCCCCGACTCTAGTCGCATGGAACCAGCTCGCGGCAGAGAAGCTGGAGGGGTGGCGATGGGTGGTGTCAACGCACCCTAATCGCCCTCGCTGCTTTGCACATCGGTTCCTGGAACATCCTGACGCCATCAATCGCACGCGGGAGTTCTACGGGCTGGCCGACGCTACAGGTGATGAGCCAGCGTGGCCGTTCACGAACCCCGAGTGTGACTACGCGCACGACCTCAACGCCGTCTCCCGCTTGGAGGCGTTGGTGCGCGAGCGTGGCGAGTGGCCGAATTACTCGTACTGGTTAGCTACTATCTGCCACCAACCAGAACGCGGGTCAAGCGATGCTTTGATGGATATGGTTTGCGCCACCGCCGCCCAGCGCCTCGAAGCTGTGTTAGTGGCGTGTGGGTTGATTGGGGCGCGTGATGAAGCGTAAGCCGCGGAATCCTTACCTGTCCGCAGCCTCCGACCGGATCCTGCGGCTGCTCCGGACACCCAACGACGAGGACGCTGACAGCAGCGAGAACGCGCTCACGGAATCCTGCGGCCGATGGTATGTCGGCGTCCAGCAGGTGCCGAAGGGCATAGTGACCGACCTACTGCGCCTCTGCGCTGTCAAGTCTGAAGACCGGATCGATGACCTATGCAACTACTACTGGCTGACGCCGGAGGGTGAGCGATTGCGAGACGATGCGGATTACGTGCCGGAGGTGGTGCGGATGCTGGCACGCAGAGATTCCAATGCCTGACTGCCCCGCCTGCGCCAACCCCGCCTACGTCTACCGCCACCACCGCCTCTGCGGCGATGCCCGCCGCTATCCGCTGCCCTGCCCCGAGTGTCAACGCGGAGCCTACCGGATTGCCCCGTGGATCGATGCCACGCCCGGCGTATGCGGCGGCCGACCCTGCTTTACCGGCACCCGGCTCGACGTGCGGGCCATCCGCGACCGGCTGCGGAGCACGACCCCGGAGGAGCTGGCGGCGGAGCAGCGGTTGCCGGTGGCGGGGATCAGGGCGATTAAGGCGGTGCTGGTGAGTGGCCGGTATGCGGAGGAGTTTTGGGAGGTGGAGTATGATCCGAGAACAAGCGATGAACAAGCCCCTGACCCGTGAGCGGCTGGACGAGATCGCCGCGCGGCTTGAAGCCGCCACCCCTGGAGTATGTGGCTATCGAGAATCAGGGTACTGCGGCGGAGCGACTTACCGTCTCGGCGTTCAGTTTACTGACAGAGGCGGGATGCGACTCGGTGACGCCGAGTTCCACTCGCACGCAGCGGCGGACGTTGCCGCGCTCCTCGACGCGCTCCGGTGGCGGCGGGCGGGCGACGAGCTGCCGGAGGTCGATTCGGAAGTGATCGTGAGGTTTCACTTCGGGCTGATAAAGGTCGCAGTCTACAACGTTCCACTGGAAACCGGGTATTGGACCGCGATGCACGATTATGAAGTCCACCCTGACGACCGCTGGCTGCCGCTGCCGCCGCGAGGGGCGTGATGGGTGAAGCTCTGACCTACGCTGAAGCTATCGCGCACGCCCCTGGCCGCGAACTGGATGCCCTGATTGCCGAGCAGGTGTTTGGTCTCCGCATCGTCTCGCGCGAATGGCCGTGTGACCACAACTATGAGTGCGGCGGCTGGCTGGATTGGAACCAGAGCGATGCCGACCTGAATCTGCCCGACGAATCGTTCGGCGACAAGCCAGACAGCCTGCAACCGGTGTATGAGTGGCGTTCTCCGGAGTGGCCCTCAGACACCCCGCCCGACTACTTCTTTGTCGAGATCGTTCCTCCCTACTCCACCGACGACGGCGCGGCCGTCAGCGTCATCCGCCAGATGAAAGCGCTCGGCTGGAAGTGGTGCGTGCATGACGAGGACGCGCCGGTAGCCAACGCGCAGGGCGAGGAGCTGTGCCCTGGGACCGACCTGCCGTTCTACTGCTACTTCCAGAAGCCTATGTCTGACGGCGGAGTGGCCGAGCCGGAAGCGGAGGGCGAGACGTTCGCGAGCGCGGTGTGTCGCGCGGCTTTGGGGGCGTTTTGTGCTACCGCGGCCCCGGCGTCCTCGTGATACCGGGGCCGCGCTGGGGTGAGGGTCAGGGCGCGAAGTCCAGGGCGGGCTGATCCATCAGCGCCCGCAGATCCGTCACCAGATCATTCCCCGTCACCTCATTCCCCAGACACGTCCAGCCGGGCCGCGCCGTCCTTGCGAACAGCTCCAAGTACGGACCATCAATCAATCGCTCTATCCGGCTGAATGTCTCCGCCGCTTCTCGGAGTGACGCCCGCGTGGGGTCACCATCAGCTCCGGCACATCCATCCCGACCCGCTTCGGACTGCCCTTCGTGAACAGCAGGCAGAACTCCGGGTTGGCGCGGGTCCAATAGCCGGTGCCGGTCGACCAGCCGACCCCGCTCGGGTTCTGCTTCGCCCACGTAAACGCCGTGGTGGAGTAGCTGAACCGATCCTTTGCACGCCGGCCAGACGCCCACGCCCGCGCTACGCGGAACGTGGCTTCGAGGAATGGCCCCGTAGTCCAGAGAAAGAGGGCGCAGTCGTCAGCCGCCAGGGCGCCCACGGGTAGCGCGCAGATGTCATCAAGCGACATGCAGCCAAGGCGGGTCGCACAGGATTACCGGGAACCTCACTTCTTCACCTTCTTCCCCGCAAACCGCCCGCCTTCATCCCGCTCCCAGCCCGCGCCAAACGCGTTGCCCTCCGGCCAGAAGCGCCGGGCGTAGTCCAGCAACAGACCCAACTGCTGCGTCGGATTGTCCTCGGCGTCACCCGGCGCGGGCGGTGCATCATCCGGGTTCTGTCGCCACAGGCGCAGGTAGGCGCGTTGGTCCGGCGTCAGTCCGATGGACTGGAACCGCAGCTTGTTCGGGTTGGGCGCCGGTCCCGGCCGCTTCCTACTATTAGCAGGTTGCGCCGTAGCGGTATCCAGGCTTGGCATAGGGTCCTTCATTTCACTCTCCTCTGACAGCGCGCAATCACGCGCGCATCCCGACACCCCAGCGGCAACACCGGCGCTTCGGGCAACAGCCCAGTTTGCACGTACACGGACGCCTCTTTCCGTGGCCGTCCCACCCCGCCACCCCCACTCATCTGCAGCCGCTTGCGGACATCCGCCAGATAGCGGGAGGCGCGCGACGTGGGCACGCCCAGCGTGGCCGCCACCTGCGCCATTTGGCCGTAGCCGGGCGGGTGCTCCAGCGAGAAGCCGTGCTGCTCCAGCGCTTCCAGGAGCTTGCGTTCGCGGGGCGCGAGCGTGGCGGTCATGGGGCAGGCTCCAGCGCGGCCAACGCCGCCCGCGCAATCGCTTCGGGTGCTGCGTCCGCGAACGCCCAGAACGCTCGCTGTCCCGTGGGATGCTCCGCGTAGTCGCCCGCCCAAGGCATCCGCGTAACTTCGGCCACATAACGCGACCGCACCTCGGGGTCCCGGGTGCGGTCGCCGCCCGCCAGGAAGCTGCCATCATCCGGCATCGCCTTGATGACCACCAACCACCCCAACGCGCGCAGGTGGTCGACCAGCTTGAACGCCGTCACCAGATCACTGCTGTAGCTCGGCACCCGCAACCCGCGCCCCAGCCCGAACTCCGGATCCTGCCCGAACCAGTCGTCGTAATCCTCGCTGTGCCCGATCTGCACCCAGCCCAGCGCGGTAGCCAAGGCACAGTCGAGCGCGCGGCCGGTGAGCGGTGTGCTCATGGCGTGGCCTCCCGCTTGATAGCCGCCACCCGCTCCAGCAGCGCCCGCAATCCCCTACGCCCTAGCAGGCAGGCAATGCTACTGAACACGTTGCTGTAAACAATAGTCTCGCGCCGGTTCTCGCGGGCGATGGGAGAGCGCTTCCAGTTCTGGCAATCAGGACGATCAACCCAGGAACGGCCATGCTCTCGCCACTCCAGCAACTCGTCAGCCAGATTGAAGGCAATGACCGCCGGCAGCGTGATCGTGACGGACCCATCCGCATTCACGCTCCATTCCTGAACAGCACCTTCCGGCAGGGAATCCGCTGGCTTCCAATCCCGAAGTTGCTCCTGAAAAGAACTCGCCTCGCTCAATGTCTCGTTCATCCTCTCGCTCCTCTCGCTGTGCGTATCGCGATGCGACCGCGCGCTCATGGCGTGGCCTTGGCCGGTCGCATCCCGCCCATCGGCGCAAACAACCGCGGCGTTTTCACTCCGCGCTCCCACGGCTCCAACCACTCCACGCCCAGCGCGGAGAAAACGGCGGACTCAGTCGGTGCGGGGATAGTGACCGCTCCGTGCCACAGTTGGCCGTCACTGACTTGCAGGTGGCCGGGCTTGTAGCCGCCCCGTGCCCGATCTGTGACAAGCAGTCGGGAGAAGTCGGACGGCCCGGTGCGGATAGCGTAGATCAGGCCGAAGTTGGTTTCCGTTGCCAGGAAGAGGTCCAGTTTAGTCCCGTCCTTCAGCAGCCCGCGCCAGTACTTGCCGGTGTCCTGGACCTGCCAGGGGATAGCTTCAGCGACCCCCGGCTTGATCCACTGCACTGAGCAGTCAGGACGGTTAGCCCAATCCGCATGCAGCACGTTGGTGTTCACCTCGCCGCCGAACAGGTCTGCAGGATCAGGGCGCATGTCCCAGTGAGGAACGACTACCAGTTCCAGGTCCTTAATGCCCTCCGGCTTCTGTCTGCGAATGCTGCCCGCAATCTCGACTGCGTAGCAGAAGGGCAGTAGCTCTTGCCGCAGGCGGGAGGCACGGTGGGTGGCGTCGGCGAGGTTCATGGGGCGACTCCTTCCCACCACCACACGCATTGCGCGCCCTTCATCGGGACGGGCTCGGTAAACGTGAGGCACGGCTCGGTGAGCCAACCGTAGCGCCCGTCACTGTAATCACCCCAGGCTGCTTCCTCGTCGCTGGGCATGAACCACCCGCCCGTGCGCACTGACTCCAGGTAGCGGACCACACACAGAATTGCGGAGTGCGGGAGCGCATCGTAGGTCAATGCCGTGTCCCCGTGCTCCTTCCACCACGCCAGTTCATCAGTCGGAATCGGCCGCTTCGCAGCGTGGATCGCGAGCAAGTCACCAGAACGCAGGCCGAGCCGTTCGGCAGGATAGCCGCGTGTCTCGATGCGCTTCAGTCCCGCCGCCATCGCGGAGGCCCACGGCTGCCAGAGCGTGATGGCCTTGACGCGGGCGGGGAGGGTGGTGGGTAAAGGTTCGGGCGGGAAGAGGGAAAGTTGTTCTCGTGACTTGATCATCCCTTCGCGCCCTCCTCCGGCGCTGCTCGTTCGCTCTTCTCCCGCACCCACACACTCTCCACCAGCCCCAACGCCACCAGCACCGCCTCCAAGCGCTGCGCCGCATTCGCCGTGTACGGCGCCATCGGGTTCCCGGGCACGTAGCCCTGCACTGCAATCAGGTGCAGCGCGCGTGCGTAACGCTGATGGACCGCCAGCGGGTGATGTTCACGGATGATGCGTTCCAGCCGGGCGACGGAGTGCAGGTCGGTGCTGTAATCCGTCCGCACAGCCTGTCCCTGCGCGCCTGCGTAACACGTCACCCACACCTCGTCTTCCTCGAACGGATCGAGCACTTGCGTGGCGGTCAGCCCCTCCAGTTGCGCGCCGAGCGCTTCCCAGCGGCGGAGGGTGTCGAGGGCTGGTGCGTCAGGGGTGGTCATGGCTTCACCTCGTTTGCAATCCTGAACTCATAGGGGTCATGCACTGTTCCGTCTTCCGTGCGCGTCAACAGCCCCAGCCGGTGCAGGTGGGCCAGTCTGTTGCTCATAGCCGGGTGCTTCACGTTCAGCCATTCCGCCAGCCCAGCCATCGTCGTGTATCCAGAATCACGCATCGCTAGCAGCGTCTTCCAATGGCTCAAGCCCAGCGGGACGCGACCGCAACCGCTGCACTTCGCGCAGGGGATCAGTGGACGCTTCATCCTTCGAACCTCGGCTCCGGCGCTTCCTCGAACCATACCGGCCGACCCATCGCGGCTCGCACCGCCCCAAAGCAGCCGTCAAACCGAATGGCTCGATCATCGATGTAGTGCTTTGCGTGGGGCTTCTCGCAGGTAACCTCCACGCGGGGGAAGCCATGCTGCTCCAACCACCGGCGCATCCCCTCGCGTCCGATCAGCGTGTAAGCGCGACAGGACGAGATCACCACTTCATAACCGTCCGCGACCAATTGCGCCACGAAGTCACGCGCACCCGGCACCGGTTGGCCTTCTGGCGCGTAGCCGGTCCAGCCGCCGGTGATGTCGTGGAGCACTCCGTCAAAATCCACCGAGATCGTGTCTTCCATCGTCTCCCTCTCTCTGCGCCCCTACACGGAGCAGCATCATCTCTCTGGCGCTAACGCCCAGCGCCGACGCCCGGCGCGGTGTGGTGCGGGTCAGGGGGCGTCCTACGCTTCTTCTCCGGTCGTGCCCGCTCTGGCATTCCGGACTGCACCCAATCCAGCAACCAGAGTGCGTCGGACTCGTCGCCGCCCGCGTCCACCTCCGGGTCGTAGTGGGGCCACTTCGCCTGCGCCGCCGCCTTCATCACGTCTTTGTTGGCCGTGCCCTTGCGGGTGGCGTGCCACTTCAACGCGGCAGGCGGCAGGCTCGTGTATTCGATCCCGCGGGCCGCGCACGTCTCCTCGACCTTGCCGGTAAAGCGATAGGCAATCTGGGCGCTGGAGGGGCGCTTGCCGTAGACGAACGGGGCCTCGAACACCACCAGCCGCGGTCGCGTGGTGTCGAACAACTCGTTCAACCACTGGCCGAACCGAATGAGCCGAATCCCATCCGACTCGCCGCGGCGAAGCTCAAACCGTTGGCACCCGCTGACCGCGGCTCCGTAGGCATCCGTGGCATAGCCGACCGTGGCGGCGCAGTCCAGGGCCACGCAGGGGGACGTGTCGCTCACGGCGTCACCTCTGTCAGGATCGAAGGAGGGAGGCGAGAGGAGGGGGTCGGTCATTTCGCACCGCCTTTCTCTGCGAACAATTCCGCCACCCGTCGAGTCGCCCACGAACGGCACGCCTGCCAGGAGTTCGCGGGAAGCCACTCCTTCGCAATCGTCTCCATCCCGCGCGTCAGGCGGAGACTCGCCGTCCACTTGGGGCGGTCAGAGCCAGCCGCCATACCGCGCGGCACCACCATGACCTGCAGCCGCAACCCGTGCGCTACTGCGATCCCGCGCTGACTGCCCATCCCGCGCACGTTGATCTCCCACCGCAGCCGCGCCGGATCGTAGGTCGCCTCCGGCTCGACATGTGATAGCGCAACACTCCCCACCAGCCCCGTCACCCAGACGGAAGCGTGGTCGCTCATCACCACGGCAGGCCCTCGCGTCTCACCCCGCTTGCCCTCCCCTTCCCGCGCCCCCGTCCAGTACCGGACCGGCGTCCCAACCGGATGGGCCGCGTTCCAGGCGCGGGCCTCGCGTTCTGCGCGTCGATTGATCTTCATTCGCCCACCTCGCTCTCCGTAAACCGCTCACTCCACGCAATCCACGCGTCTTCCCGCTCGTCCGCCGACTCCGGGTCGCCGCGCAGTTGCTCCCAAAGGTAGTCTGTGGTGCGGCTCATCTCGGCGTGCAGCGGGCCGGTGGTGACTTGCACCGTGGCCTCCAGGGCGCCGAGGGCGAGGCGGAGGAGCGGGTCCATCACTTCGCCGGGGGTAAGGAGCGGCGGTTCCACGCTGGCGACGGTGGCGGGCTGGGTGGTGGTGGCACTCATGCGACCCACGCTCCCGTAAACTGCTTGATCTCCCGCAGCGCCCGTTTGGTCGGCGTATCGGTGCGAGACTCCGCCTTATCCCGCTTCTTGCGCTTCACCTTCTTGCGCTTCGCGAAGAGTGGCGGCTCCTCTACCCAGGGCGTCCACGCTTCGGGATGGGTCGCTGACTTCCCGCTGCCGGCGCAGGCGCTACAATCCCGCCAGGAGGTGCCGTCCTTCGCACTAATGCGCGCCACGGTCTGCCCGCGCCCCTGACAGCGCGGACAGTAGCCCGTCCGCTGCTCCCAGGCCAGGGTCAGGGTGGCGATCTCCGCGTTAGAGAGAAACAGCGCCACCTCTTGCTCTCGGCCCCAGGTGCTCCAGCCGGTCTGGATCGATCCGGTCAGATCCCAGCCGATGGTTTCTCCGTGCCGCCGCACTGCTTCCCAGCGCCACACCGTCCACTCGCGCGGCTTGTCCAGCTTCTCGCGCGCCAGAATCTCCAACAAGCTACCACTCATCTCCCTCATCTCCTTTCGTCGCTACTCCCGTACCGCCGCCCATGCCCGCCCGCGCAAGGCCGCATCCTCCAGCGGAATCAACTCCGGCTCGACCAGGCACACGTCCCCCGCAGGCCAGTAGCACGCACTCCTGCTCCCGTCCGGCTCCTCTTGCTCCACAAACGCACCACTGAACGCGAACCGATACCCCGCATGCGGCACGCTGTGCGCTAACGCCTGCTGGTAGGTGGGCCAGTGGGGGCGGAGCGGCCGAGTGATGGTGGTGGCTGCTTCGGTCATCGGGTCGCCCTCTCGCACAGCGGAATCCCCGCCGCCTTCAGTGACGCTTCCAGTGCGTTCACGCGCTCGGCGAGGGGGTCAGGCGCAGGAGCAGCAATGCCCTCCCGAATGCGGTCCAGGTCGCACAGGGGGCACACGCAGGCTTCTCCTAGAGAGATGATGTGGCAGCAGCCAACCGCGTGTTTTTCGATGAAGGCTCGCAATCGTCTAAATGAATCATCCATGACGTGTTCTCACTCCGTACTGCTCCAACTCCAGGTTGTCGAGCTTCCGTAACATCAGCCCGCCTTGCTCCACGTGTTTGCGGGTGGGTGGGTCCAGGCGCTTCCGTGCCTGTTCGCTCGGCGCATACCACAGCCACTCCGGCGTGGCGCTCGTCGGCGCATACATCCCGGAGGCCATGATGCCGGGGCAGGTCTTCTTCCAGGCTGGCTGTGCCCGGCAACCCACGAACATCGGCGTGCAGCCGTCCGCGCCGTTGACGGTGGTGATAGTCCCACCGCATTCTTTGCAGGTGTAGGTATTGATCTGGCCCTTACGTTCCATAGCTAGCCCTCGGTAGATTGTCAGAATTCGGAGCACTCACGGCAGGCATTGGCAGCGCCACACAGCCAGGGAGCGGTGGCAACATCGGCGACCAATAGCCATCATCGGACCACTCTTCACCGCAGCGCGGGCATTCATACCGCCAGCCTGCAACGCCTTCCGGCTGACCGCCCAGATAGGTCCACGCGTGGCGATTCTTGTGGCTGCGATACCTGCTTGGGTAGCCCATCATCTCGCTCCTTTCAGCGCCGGTCGCGAACCTGCGCCACACTCCTGCCTACTCGTCTGCCCCAACTCGACCTCAACGCCCGCCCGCACACCTCGGCGTCCGCGCTGCTGAGGCGCGTCGCACTCGTCTCCGCCACGCACTCCTCCTCCTCCGCCCACGTCGCGCACAGCGGGCCGTAATCCGCGGCGAGTTCGTCCAGCCAGGTGCGGGCGTGGTCGCCGCGGGGCGTGGTGGCCTGGTGGCGGAGGTGGTCGTAGAGCGTCATAAAGCCAGGGCCTCCTGCGGCGACTCCACCCACACCCGCGGCGCACCCGCCAGCAGTGTGGAGCCGTGCCACAATTGCAGGCCCGGATAGCGGCCCGAGTCCAACGCTGCCTGTGTTGCGATGAGCGCGATTAGTCTGTTCATGCCGCATCCTCGAATGGGTCGCTATCAAGCTCGCCGTAAGGGTCGCCCATCTTGCCAGACGGGACAGTGCGTGGCTCCTCGTCCTTACTTGGTCGCTGGAGCATCCCGGAGGAGACCGGCAGTAGCCGGGTCCCACCGTCAGGCATCACTCGCAATTGGTCGCCGTCTACCTCGCGCACGGTAACCGGAATCCCGTTCCACAGCGCCGGTTGGCCCGGCAGCCACCGGCGCTTCGTTACCACCACGCCACCCGTTACCGGGAACTCAATCTCGCGCCAGCGGAGCGCCGCCTCGGAGCGCATCAGTTCCTCGGCTTCGGTATGGAACGCGGCATTCAACGCGGCACTCTGGATCCGTAGGATGTTTTCGTAGTTGCGGAGCGACTGCCAGGTGAAGTTCCGGCTACCGCACCACACCGTCTCGCGGTCGATCAGGACGAACTTGTGGTGCATCACGCCGTCGCGGAAGTTGTCCGTCCCGAGCACCGCCAGATGCAGTCCGAAGTCCCAGCAGTCGTCCGGAATGACGGAGGTAAAGTTCCGACAGTCAAACTGGCCGAGGAACTCGAACACCTCCCGCGAGCCGGGCCGCTCTAGATCGGCGCGGTTGATGAGCGCCCACCGCTGGTCCGCCACCGACTCCGCCAGGGCGGCGGCTAGGTCCTTATCCGTGAACCACGCGCTGGCAATCACCACGCGCTCATGGGCGCCGCGGATCTCGTCCAACAGGCGGGACTTATCCCACCGCGCGTCCGGACGGTTGAAGAACACCTCCACCGCCTCCGGTGTCTTGGCTTCCAGTTCAGCTACCATTAATCCAGTTCCAGCTTTCCGTTAATCCAGGCTTGCGCGAACGCCTCGTAGGCGTCACACGCCCGGTCCGTCGCCGCCGCGTCATTCGCCCCTACCGCCCTATCGATCTCCGTCACGATCCGGTCCAGCCGCTCCAGGTCCGCAGCCGGCACCGTTCCCAGCAACCGGCCCAGCGCGCGGAACGTCTCCAGCATCCGCCGCTCACAGGGCGTCCACCGCGGCTCCGTGGGCGACTGCGTGAGCTGATACCAGTCGCCGCGGTCAGAGACCGCCCAACCGAAGTCCAACAGGGTTTTGCGGGCGAACAGTAATTGCCGATCCAGCCGCCGGCTATGTCCCAAGGCGATCTCCTGTCGCCGCTGCCACTCCTCCGTCTGGGGCACGCTGCGGTTCGCCATGAGCCACTGCATCTGCCGCCCCACCTTCACCACCAACTGTGCGAGTTCTTCGGTTCCGGTAATCTCATTACTAACAGTCTCTTGGGAGAGAGAGAGAGAGAGATTATCTTTAGTACCTAAGGAGGCTCCTTCGGATTGGAGCAGGCTATGCCACGGATTAACGAGCGTCATCAAAAGACCCCCAATGTAGGGTGAATGTCGGGTAGTTTGTCGGGTGCCCAAAGCGGCGGTTTTCGTGGCTAAAAGTCAGCGTTTCCGGTCGTTTGTCGGGTGTCGGGTGCAAAACCGAACATCGGCGGCGTCTTTCTCAAAATTCGAAATCCTACCCGACACCCGACAAACGGTTTTCACTAGGCACGGGGCCGGTCCCATTCGTGCCTACGGCGAGTGTCGGGTGACCACCCGACAAACTTCCTACAGTCCCTACAGTCACCGGGAAGAAGGTAATCGAGAGCTTGCCGCGCTCGGAGCGCTCCAGCTTGCCGTAGCCGCGGCGCTCCAGGGCACGGAGTAGGTCCTGGGCCTCGGGGGCTAGCCGGACGCCGGCCACGTTGTATTGCTGGAGGTCGCGGGCCTTCACGGTGCCGCCGCGCTTGCGGATCCACTCGGCGGCGGTCTTCAGCTTCTTGTCCTCGTCCGTGGCGTGGAGACTCTCGTAGACGCGGCGGGCGTGGCTCTTGAAGTAGGTCACCAGGGCGGCGGCGGCAATGACGCTGCGGCGGTCGACCGTCACCTCGTCGGTCTCCTCGCACTCCAGCCGGCACAGGTGGACGATGAGCGCCAGCCGGACGCAGTAGCCGCGCATCTTCGCCCACGGGCCGCGCAGGTAGCCGGTGAACGCATCGTCGTTCATCTCGGCGTAGTGGGACTCGACCCACTGCCGGAAGGTCTGGTAGCCGGACGGAGAGAAGGTCAGGGTCCGCGGCGTGCCGTCTTCCAGGGGTTGGAGGCGGGACAGGCGATCAATGACGAACTGGTAACCCTGAAGGGTGGTCTGGCTGATGCTCAGGTCCGTCCACTTCAGGGGAATTGGGTCCGGATAGCTGCACAGGATGCGGTGAATGAACCCATCCTCGCGGCCTTCCTCTCCAATCAGTTCGGGCAACACGTCGGGTTGAATGCACCCGGTGACCGCGACAAACGGGTTGTCGAGGATCATCGGCTCCTTCTCGGCGCGGCGGTTGACGATGTGGGTCTCGCCGCTCCAGAAGGACAGCCACGCTTGCCGGTCCGCGCCCTTGCCGCCGCGGTAGGCGTTCATCGACGTGACCCAGCCCGCCAGTTCGTCGCGGAAGAACAGCAGGCCCCGCGGGTTCTGGTGGAGTAGCACCACTAAGGCTTCCAGCGTGGCGTCCGTGGTCACAATCTGCGGTAACGCCGGCTCCTCCGGCTTCTCCGGGAGCGCGCCGGGTGCCTCATAGCTCTTGCCGTCCGCGTGGCGCTTGGCCTTCGACTTCCAGGCGGCGAGCTTCTGCTCATATTCTTCCAACTCTTCCGCATACTCGCGCTTGGTCTGGTCGTAGTCCGCGCTGAGGACCTTCTGGCGGTGTTCCAGGGGACGCACGACGCGCCCGAGGGCCGGGCTCTTGGCTTCGCCAGGTCGGGCCACGACGGCGGAATAGATGCGGGCGCCTTCGGTCCAGCCGGCTTTGACCTGGAGCTGGCGACTGTTTCCGATAGCGGCAGAGAGGACGGCGAGCATAAACACGCCGAGGAAGTCCGGAGGGCACGGGAACGAAGCCGCGCTCTCCTCGATGAAGTGGCGGAGTTGAAACGGGAACGCTTCCACCGGGAAAGGCAGGACCTCATCCCACGGCGGCGAAGGCGGCAGCTCGTCTTCGTCCTCTTCGGCGGGTCCGGTCAGGACCGGCTCGGGACGCCACTCCGGCGCGGTCGCGGCCAGATGCTCCAATGCCTCGCGGGTGCCACCGGTCTTCACCCAATCCGTCACGTCGCCCTTGGTGGGGAGGTCCGGCAGTTCCACGCGTCGGAGGCTCTGAACCTGGCCGTGCAGCGCCTTCGCCACCATCTCGGCGTGTTCCGCGCCTACGGCGTCGTTGTCCCGCAGGAGGCGGATGACACCCCCCTGCAGGGCTTTGGTGTATTGGGGAAGCCACTTCTTGTTCTTGCCGGCGCCCCCCGGCATGGTGGTGCCGACCAGCCCGAGCCGTTCGAGCGTGTGCACATCCTTCTCGCCTTCGGCCACGTATACCGGGTCGCCGTTCTGGATCGCCTGGAGCACGGCGGGCAGCCGGTAGAGGACGGTGGGGAGCTTGTTGGTACCACTGACCCACTCGCGACCGTTCCAGTGGGATTGGAAGAACTGCTTGTCGCTGAACCGTTGCACCCGGAGATACGGCTCACCGGCGGCGTTCACGTAGTCGTAGGTCGCGACCAGGAAGCGGGAATCGGGAATACGCTCCGGCTTCGAGCCGGCGGGGAACAGCCCCTCGGTGTTCATCCCGGTAGCGGCGACCACTTCCTTGAAGCCCGCCCCGCACACGGGACACTTGAACAGAGCGCGACCGTCCGCGCCCTCGGTGATGCCGAGGCTGGGCTTATGGTCGTCGTGGCAGGGGCACAAGACGACCCATTCCTTGCCCTGCCGCTTCGGTTCCCCGAAGTGGCTCAGCGCATATTCTACGCAGCTTGAAAGTCCCGTCATCGTAACCAGTGCCTAATCCGTGCCGTTCATTGTTTGGGGAGGGTGTATTTTGCTCCGCCCTCCCGTCAGCGGGTGTCCCGCTCGTGCGTCCCTAGCCCGTCAGCCACGCCCCGCCTCGCGCATCTGCGCCCGCCACTGCTCCCGGATCGCCTGTCGCCATGCCAGCGTGCGGTAGAGCAACTCTTCCCGCGTGGCGTCACTCCCCGGCGTGTAGAGGTCCGCCAGGTGTAGCAGCGTCAGGGTGGTGTGTAGCCACTCCTCCCGCTCCGTCTCTGGCAGGTCCCGCCCAAGGTCCAACTCGTCGCTCATCCGGGTTGCACAGGCCGCCGCCGCGCCGACCAGCACCGCGAACGCCTGGACGTTCTGCCCCTCGTCGCAATCCAATGGCGCGAGCTGGTAGTAAACGCGCATCTGCTCCCCGTCGAGGTTGAACGTGGTCCCGGCCAGCACGCCCCGGCGATACCGGCGACGGCGAAGCCAGCGGTCGAGCCAGCGTGGTTTCCAGAAGTCTTGTGCGTTCATCATTGCGTCTCGTGTCGTCCATCCCCGCGCCCGGAGCTGGCCCTGGCAGCGGCTCCGAGCGGGTGGTGTGGTGTCAGCGACTCGTGGCGCCGTCGTGCTGATCTTTCGCCAGTCCCAATAGTCCGTAGCCTGCGATATCCCGATAGGGGCTTTCCCCTAGCGCCGTTTTCTGGGTGGCAATCCGCTTGCACTTGTCCCAGATCCGCACCAAGCACAGCGCGTCCCCATACGCCTCCGGCGCGATGCCGTTGGGATACAGCAAGCGCAGGAAGTCGCCAGTTTGAGCGAACGCAGCCCCATAGGCCGCGTCCTTCTCGGCGACCAGCGCCCCCACTTCTTGACCGAGCCGTTCGAAGTCCGCCACTCTACGCCGCTTTCTTCGCCGAGGCTTGCTTGGGCGTGAAGTCGCAGGAGATGCCTGCGCACTGGCGCTGCTCCGCTAAGGTCCGAGGGTGAGCAAAGCGCACTCGACCGTTCTGCTCCACCTCGCACCAACCGCCCACGCGGCTGTCCTGAAGGCAGTGCGCGTAAACGAAGACCTGGCGTCCGGACTTGAGAGGACGGAAGTAGGTCTTGGCCTTAATTCCCAGAAGATCCATTTGGAGTTCGGTGGTCTCTGTGTCGCTCGTCCCCTCTGGGATCAAGGGCACTTCGAACTCCCGCACTTCGGCATCCTCGTCGTGCTGGACGCGCACTAAAACTGTCTCTGGCATCAGCGACCCCCTTTCTGTGTGGTGGTATTGTGGTATAACATTATCACGGGTTCACAATAGCGCGCAACCTTTCCACCGAAATACCGTTGTGGTAACTGTGTGGAATGAGCGAACCCGACGAGAACCCCAAAATGCACAGCATGACGCTCCGCATCCCTGCGGATTGGCACGAGAACCTGCGAACCAAGTCTTTCGAGCAGCGACGCGACATCAACGAACTGGTCCGCGAGGCGCTCGAACAGCACTTCGGCCTGACGCCCTGCCCGCCGTTGAAGCGGGGCGCGAAGAAGAAGCCACCGCCCACGGCCTAGCCACTGGCCACCGAGCCGCCGCCCAGACGCCTGCGTGCCGCACGGAACACAAGTGTGCGCGTTCACGGTGTGGCCTCCGCGAAGAGGGACGGCTGCTCCGTGATTCGCAAGCCGTGCGCCAGCGACACGAAGAACCCTGGCAGTCCACAGGACCGGAGCGCGCTCACGTTGCGCAACCCGTATGCCACGAGGCAGGATGGTGCGCCTCCGTTGGCAGCCGCTCGCCGGCCGTCCTGATGGTGGAACGTCAGCCGACCGTCGAAGAAAAACACGGCGTCGGCCCGTTCCCAGACCTGCGCGAAGAACATCTGGGTTTCGGTGCGCGCAAAGATCAGGGCGATGCCGTCCCCGTGATTTGCCAGCCGCTCCAACCAGAGGCCGGTATGCTCACCGTACGGCGGATTGCACCACACGCGACCCGGCCACGGGAGCGCCAGTCCGTTGTCAGCTTCCACGTAATGACGGGCGGCGGTAGGCCAGGGGCGCGGTTCCGGGGCGGCGCAGGGGTCGAGATCGAACGGCCCCAACGCGTGCAGGATGTGCGGCGGCGTAAGCCAGACGTTGGTCTCGCCGTGGTGGCCGCGCTGGTGTCCACCGATGCCGAGGGCCTGGATACTCACGGCGTCACCTCCGCGTCTGTCGCCAATCGCGCCGGGTCTCGCGCTTCCCAGAACAGCGAGGCGTCCTGTAGCCGCAGGAGGTGGTACAGCGCCGTCTCTGCGTGGGCGCGGGCGCTCTCGATGCTGGGGAGGTTGGCCTTGCTCCATTCGAGGTGCCCGCCGGGGCCTTGTAGGCGCACCCGAGCCGTCCACCCGTTGCAACGGTCCACAAAGCACTCAAAGCAGCCGGGCTGCGCCCAGAAGTGGCCCCAGAACATGCCCTTGCAGGGTCGCCATTCCGGTTGAAGCGTGTCGGCGAGCGTCAGGTAGGGGTGCAGGTCCGCCCCGGAATCTTGGACAGGCGCAGGCGCGTGCGCGGCCGCCCAGAGCGCCTCTAGCCGGTTCATCGGCGCACCTCCGCAGAGGCGACGTGTCGCTTCGGGCAGGCCAGCCGACGCCCCACTTGCGCCATCGCCTGGACGGTGCGGCGGGACGCCTCTTGCCATTCCGGCGAGCCGATGCCGTAGACGGCCAGCGTGTCCGAGGCGATGCGGGTGCGCTCAGCGAGGGTCGCGCCGGTGTATTGGTCGGTGCGACAGTAGGGGCACAGCGTGGGCAGCTTCACAGCACGTCCTCCGTCTCGTCATCGGGGAACGGGTCGCCCGCGAACTCGTCGCTGTGCTCACCGCATTGCATCCGCAGCAGGGCGCGGTTGTTGGCGCGGGCCGACTGCGCGGCGCGGTTCTCCCCGCCGAGCTCGTACCACGCGTTGAACGTGGCGATGGCGCGTGGCAAGGTGTCGGCATCTGTGCCGCAGAAGGGGCAGGAGACGACGAGGGTGAGGCTCACGAGACACCTGCCTTTCGCACCACCACCAGGCCGTTGAGGGCCTTGCGGACCCGGCTCTCCATGCGCTGGGCGTAGCGGCGACACTTGGCGTCTTCAACCGCTTCCTCGCGGAGTAATTCCAGGGCGTAGCCGTCCCTCAGGACATCGATCAGCGCCTCTTGGTCTACCGGCTCCCCGAACGCCTGCATCTGCCGGCGCATGTCGTCCAGGTCGCGCTGGAGAGACTGGACGAGCGCCCGCAGGCCGTCATCGGGCGCCGGACACTCCGGCTGGCGGAACTCGTCCACAAAGCCATGCGTCTGGTCCGTCTCCACTACGGCGTCGAGCCGTTCGCGGGAGTCGTCTTGGTTTACCAAACTCGCCTGCACGCGCGGGGTCTTGCCCGTGGCGCGTTCTACGCGTTCACGGGTCTCGCGGGTGTTCTCGTCCCGGCACTCTTCGGCCAGCGAACGGATGCGCTCTTGACGGGACTCGCCCCACCGTTCGCTGTCCAGTGCGGAGCGGCAGGCCAGGACGGTGAACCACGTCCACGGCTTGTCCTTGAACTTCAGGCGGTCGGCAGGGGGAAAGGCGCGGGCCACCGCGAAGTATTGCTGCAGCTTCTCGTATTTCATCTCGGCGCGGTTTGCGAGCTCGCAGAGCGCGCCGCCACGGTCGGAGGGCCGGTCGCTCTGCTCCTCCAGATAGAGCCACGCGATAGCGGCGTCCCCGATGCGGAAGCGGATCTCGCACAGGTCGCCCGTGTGCGTGCGGATGATGTCCTTCAGTCCCTCTTGAAGCGCGTCTCGGTCCTCGGCGGAGATGTCCACCACGGCGGCGGCATACTCGGCCGGCACCTGCAACGGGCCGGTCAGGTCCAAGGCGCGGGCCACCCGGCGCTCGGGCGCGAGTTCCAGGGCGGTGCTCATCAAGCGGCCCTCCGGGCGTCTGCGCCGGTCAGCAGCGCCTCGGCGTCGGCCAGCAGCGTGCAGCGTTCCTGGCCCGGGCAGTGTGCTTCGTGCTCTTGGAGCAGGTCACACAGGAGTTCGTAGGGCGGCGTCTCGTAGGCTCCGGGCGTGATGGACTCGCCCAACCCGAGCAACAACCCGGAAGCCGCTTCGTAGAGGCGAGACACCCGCCCCAGGTCGTCACAGTGGCCGCGCAGGTGGGCGTTGTACCCGCCGTCCTTCTGCTCTGTCAAATCATTCAGCCATTCGGCGACCTGCCACTTCTCGTCGCGCGTGAGCTGCTTAGTGCTCCCGACCTCCCGCCGGGCGACTCGGGCCGCGCCACGTCGGAGCCGGGGTCGGTCCTGCTCCGGATGGAGACCGCACACCCGGCAGTAGAGCCCCCACGCCCCATTGAGGGCGGCGTTAGCATCGCCGTAGCGCACCGGCTTGACGGCGGGCTTGCGCCAGACGCGAGGCTTCCGCTTCCCGGCAGCCTCGGCCACCAGGAGCGGAACCACAACCGGCCGCAGCAGGACCGTCTGGGCCTGTTGAGAATCGCACCCGAGCCACATGTCAGGCAGCCCTCCCAGCGTCCGCGAGGAAGTCCTTTTGGCACTTCGGGCAAATATCCGGCCTGCCGCACTTGCCCTGCGAAACGCTGATCTGACCGCTGGTCAGCGTCTTGCCACACTCCATCCAGGCGCACCGCACGGCTTCGCCATTCTGGGCGGCGGCGTCTCCACGCGATTCCGAGCCTGGATTGCTCGTGCCCCAGACACTCCGGCGCTCATCGCTGGCGCGCGGGGCCTCAAGCTCCAACGCCTCGCCGGCAGGCAAGGCCGGAGTATCGCCTCCCGAGATCTGCAGGCCCGTGAACCGCTCGCCTCCCAACACCGCGCGCTCGTGCGCCGGTAGCTTCGGCGGCTCGATCACTTCGCCGGTCATGAGCGTGGCGAGTGCTTGCCGAATCCGGAGGACTGGCACCGGGAACTTCTTCGTCTTGCCTTCGCGCTTGACGATCCGTTGCTCAATCGCCAGGGTAGCTTCGACGTGTTGGCCACGCTGTGCCAGGCCGATCAACAGTTCCGCCGTCGCTGGCAACTCTGTGGCCGCGTAGAAGCCGTGCGTCTCCAGCCGCCAGGTGCCGATGCCGGGGAGCTGATGAAGCATCACGGACAGGCGCGTGGTGAGCTTGCACTCCCGGTTCTCGGGGTCGCAGGGACACGGCTCGTTGGAGATCGTCTCCAGGATGCCGTCACACCGTCGCTGACAACCCCCACCGCTCCAGTGCTCGTACCACTGGCTCACCTCTTGCGGGGCCACCATGCACGGCAACTCATCGGCGGTCAGGTAGAGCTCGAACTGCCCGGCCTGCTCTTGCCAGGGGCGCACCGTTCCGCCATAGAGCTTCGCGGCCTCCTCCAGCATCCGACGGTCGGCCGACGTGAGGCGGAAGTTCTCCAGGCGCTGCGGGTTCCCGCGCTGGCCCTTGTCCCCCATCCGAATGCGCCCGATCTCTCGAGCGCGTCGCACCAAGTTGACGACGGCCATTAGCGGGCCTCCTTCAACTCGGCGCGGAGTCCAGCGAGCTTCTCCTGAAGCTGTGTGGCGATCTTGCGGAACACGATTTTGGACGTGCCCAGCATCTCGTCAATCGTCTCGTCCGAAGCGCCCACGGGGACGCCCGAGAGGCACACGGACGCGTCCGCGCTCTCGTAGTTCCCCAGGTTCACTTTCATGCCGACCGTCACGCAAATGCGTCTGGGGTCGGCCTCTGGTTCGGTCTGTTCGGTCATCGTCATCCTGTCCTGTGATCGCTATCGCTTCCGGATGTGGGCGGGGCGCCAGGAACACCCCACCCACCACAACCGCGATGTAGTTGCGCCCGGTCTAGCCGCCGCACGGTGTAACGGGTTCAACACGGCAGCTAGAAGACAACCCTCGGGAAACGATCCCGAACCCCGGCCCTCCGGGTGCGCCTGCGGTCGTCAGGTGGAGGAGCACCGCCCCTCCGTTGGCCCACTCTATGCGCCGAGTGTCCGCGGCCGGTCCGCCGGCATCCTCATCGTCGTGCCCTCCGTAGTGTGCGGGCCGCACCGTCAACATCGCTTCAGGGTGGGTGCGGCGGGTGCGTTAGTTACCTACTCCTCCTCGTAACTCGACCACGGCCCCCGTCGCTCCAGTCGCTCCAGCGCCACACACACGCAGGCGAACAGCCAGAGCGCTAGAGCGCCACAGCAGAGCGAGAGGAAAGAGAAGGCTCGTTTCACTTCAACCTCCACAGCACCCAGAGCACGCTGAGCGCCGTCGCGGCCACCCACCACCACAGCACCCGCCAATGGGCGGCGAGAGCGGCGGAACGGAGCTGCAAATCCGCTTCCCGCTGTTCCAGTGCGCTTTCCCGCGCCTGTACCGCCGTCTCCCGATAGCCGACCACCGCCTCTTGCTGGTGGAGTGCATGGACGCGCACAGCGAACTCGTGAGCCGGCGTCTTGGCCGGTGTGGTGGCGAACTCGAAGGCTGACAGGTCGGACGCTGACTCTGCTTCGCGGCGGCGACACTCGGCGCGGAAGGCCGGGGCGCCCACCGGTTCGCGATCCGCTTCTGCCGGCGCCGTCCCTCCCGCGGCGAGGCACTGCTCGCACGCGAGGCCGTGCTTGTTCAGGCGCGGGCTGATGTGAGTACAGCGCTTCATCGCCCACCTCCCCACAAGCTCACCGCGCACGCCAGCAGGAAGCTGCCGAGCAGCGCGAAGCACACCAACTCCACCACCCACCAGCCGTCAATCCAGGCGGAGCGTGGCGGGGCCGGTGGGGGGCCATATTCTGGCGCGGGGGGCGTGCCGGTAGGGCCAACACGTGGACGCGACTCCAACTCCGCCTCCAATCGCTGGCTTTCGCGGGGGGCGAGTTCGTCCAGGATCTTGCTCATGGTGAGACTCCTTTCACCCGGGCGAGGGCGGCGCGGGCAATCTCGAACGCATCCACGGCCCGTCGCGCCTGATCCAAGCAGAACCAGTCCTGCTCGTTGCGGAGCTTGGTTTCCATGTCCACCCACCAAGCCCCACGGGCCACCCGGGCGATGCGGGGGAGCTGCGCCTCCAAATTGTCTGGACCGAGGTTCCCCGCAAACCCCACGTCTTTGGTGGTTCGCGGCCTCGTCCAGGTCTTGGGCGAGATGCCTCGTCCTCCGGAAGCGTCGACCAACAACGCGTGGCCAGCGATAGCAGTGGCGGAAAGGTCAGGATTCTTTTGCAGGTCGTGCTGAGTGATAACGGTTGACAGGCGCTGAAGAAGACTTGCCACGGCAGCAGCGTTGATCGCGCCGTTTACCTGCACTCTCCCCGGGAACTGCATCCAGAGCGGGGCTTCGAATGCTTCTAGTCGCGCTCGTGAGCCGCAGAGATGAAGAGCACAGCGCTCACCCAACGCACCTACGGCTTCGATGAGCCAACTACGCCGCGGATAGCGATTGCGGCCTTCGGGCGTCTCGGTGTAGAGCAGCCCGATTTCGAGGCACGGATGGGCCGCGAGGAGGTCCTGAAGTGCGGTCAGGCTGGTGCGCTCGTCCGCGCCGGTGAGGGTGATGGTAGGACTCACGCCGCTACCCTCCCCCTCTCCGGCTCGCACGCCGGAATCAGGCGGTCCACCTCGACGGCGCTGCACCGCGGACATAGCACTATCTCGTCGTGGTCGATCTCACACACGATCAGCGCCACCCGGCCCCGGCAACCGTTGCAGATTACCGCGCCGTGCCGCTCGATCAGCACGTCGTTTGCCAGCCGGGCGAAGCGGGCGCGGGCGTCGGCCGTGCTGGTGAGCGTCAGCAACTCGCCCCAGGCCGGATGGATGATCCAGTCGAAGCCAATGCCGGCCAGCCAGTCCCGAAACGTCGGGTAGGGCGTGTGGAGGTGCTCCTGATCCGCCGCTTTGATAAGCAGCGCGGCGCGGAGGCGTCCCAGACAGGAAGCGATCCGCACGGCAGTGTCAGACACGTAGGTGGGCGCGCTGTCAATCAGTAGGGAGGCGGGAGCGGGACGGACGGCGTAGGTGGTGCTCATACCGCACCGCCTTCCCGAGTGCTCACCGACACCCAGCGGCCCCCGCACTCGGGGCAGTAGGTCGGGGTGACGCTGCGCTCTGTGACAAAGCGCCTGCTGCGCGAGGTCCACCACCCGACACGCCGGGACTCCGCCGGCCACTGGTGGGAGGCCGCGCAGGAGGCGGTGACGGGTCGCGGTGGACTGGGGGGTGGGGTTGGTGTTAATCTCATCTCGTGTTCCTCGAAGCCTCGGTCATAGGCTGGCAGGCCGACCGAGGCTTCCTTCGTCTGTGGGCGACTAGCGCCCGTAGAGCGTCGTCAGGCTGGCGAAAACCACCAGGATCGAAAGCGCGATTACGCAGTAATCGCTCCAGGTGAACTGGCGGTGAAGGGGAGTCTTCATCGGGCCTGCGCCCCCGCGCATTGCCGACCGCGAACGGTGCGGATGACGCGGGCGCGCTTGGAGCGCGGGAGCCGCGGTTCACCCTGCCGCAATTGGCGGATGCTGACGTAGATGCCGAGAGCGCCGGCAACCCACCCGATGGCGGGGCTGGTGACGGTAATGGCGTCTTGGAGCAAACTCAGGTCCATCGTCAAAATCTCGTGGTAAAGCAGGGGCAATCAATCAGGCGGCGGGAATGTCGTAATACGGCACGGCTAGCGGCTCGATTTCCCGCTGTTCGAGGTAAGCCTGAAGCTGGTAGCGCGAGATGCGGAGCATCCGGCGACCCAGCCGCGTCGGCACGAGCTGGCCGAGCTGCACCGCTTCTCGGATCGTGCCCAGACCGGTCCGCGCCACTTGCGCCGCCTCCTCGTAGGTGAGTGACACGGGCACCGTGGACCAATCCGTGACCACGATCTCCAGGTTGGGAGTGCGGCCTTTGGTGAGGGTAAGCGTAGGCATTAGGCTGCTACCCCTTCCTCGGCAGGAACCGAAGCGATCATCCGTTGGGCCTTCGTTTCCGCATCAGCGCGGAGCCGGTCCGCTGCCGCGTCAACCACCCGGCGGAGTGCTGCCATGAACCGCTCCGCAAAACCGTCCGGCATTGCTCGCTGGTCATTCAGGATCTTGGAGAACAGAGACGCTTGCGACGGCTCGTAGCCCATTACCAGGGCCACTTCGTTCTGCTTCATCCCAGACCGGGCCAACGCGGCTCGGAGTTCGGCTGTGATTTCGGGGTTCATCAGTGCTCCGTAGTTGGACGCTGTCGGCGTCCTACATCCAACACTCACATTGTAATCGTAGGACGACGGCGGCGTCCACTTATTTGCGGAGTTTTTTTCCTCTGCGTATCCCGTCCGGTCAGAATTCCGTTGGACGACCGGAAAACACGATGCCCAGGCAATCAACCAGAAACCCGAAAACCCCTTGGGGCAAGTATGTGCAGCAAGCTTTGAGCGAGCGTGGATACAGCCCGAGGGGACAGTTCCCGCTGACCAAGATCCCCCATTCAACCGTGGATGGGTGGCTCAGCGATGCCCCGCCGAGTCGAGCAAACGCGGTGAAGTTTGCATTAGCCTTTGGAAAGGAATTGAACGAGGCGCTTCTTGCTGCTGGCTTTGCGCCGGATGAGCCCATCCCCACCCCTGGCATCGCGGAGCAAGATCCTTCGTACCAAGCCGCCTACATGGGCGAGATCGAAGCCATGAAGGCCCGCCTCCGCGAGCAGGGTCTAAACCTGCCCGTCCCCGAAACCGGCGCCCACCACGGCGGCACCTCGGGACTCACTGCCGACGATGCCAAAGCAGAGGTGGCGGTCCTGGAACAACTGCTCAAACAGGCGTTTGAGAAATAGATTCCCGAATGGCAGAAAATGCCACCTCTGCTTGCTAGAAGTCTCCTGATCGGTCGCCCATAATACGCACACGGATGTTTGCGTATACGGTAACTGGACAGGAGATTGAGACTATGGGCTGGTTTTACGAGGAACGGGCGCTGGTTTTCCTCTGGGTGCTGGGCTATGACGCCTGCCCCGGACAGGAGGGTTTGGAGCGGCTACTGGATTTGCTGGCAGGCTTGTTGATCGTGCAGCAAGCTCGGCTGAACCGGGCGCGGTTGTGGCGGATTCCGGACGGGCGCGGGCTGATTGGCCTGCCGCTGCGTTTGCAGCATCACGAGATTACGTGGCTCTCGATCCACGAAGCCGCACACGTCCTCCAGGGGCATGGGATGGCGGAGCTGCTGCGCAGCGTGGGGCAGGACCGGATGGCGGCGGCGGTGGAGGACCTGGAAGAGGAGGAGGTCGAGGCGTTCCTGCTGGCGTTCCTGCTGCCGGCGCATGTGGTGTACCAGGTCAAGCGTGACACGGACCTGGCGGAGTTGTCCGGCTGCTCGCTGGAGGTGGTCCAGCGGCGACGTAAGGCCAGTATCCCGCGACATCACCTGAAGCTTCCCTGTTCTTGGTGCGCGCGCGAGCATTTCAAGCTGACGCATTGCCCGGCGCCGCAGAATCCGGTGTTGTTGGTGGAGGAGCGCGAGACCGGGGCGCAGTTCTGGTTGCCTGCGCCTCCGGATGATGTGGATGGCCTGGTCTGGCAGTTGAACACGGAACTGATGGCGTTCACGCCGGACGAGTTCCGCGCCAAGTATCAGGGATTCGCCGTCCCGCCAGCGTCCTCGGTGCTGTTCTCGGTCGAGCAGTTTAACGCCCACCGAGCGCGCCTTGTAGGAGGTGCGGCATGACCCGCTGGACCTGTGATGTGTGCGGCTGGGACAACCGGCGGCGGAAGTGCGACCTATGTTGGGCCACGCCGCGCGCGAACGAAGCCACGGCGGCGGCGCGGCTGATCTATGAGGCGGAGTTGCGGTTCAGCGAGCAGCTAGGGATGCCGATCTCGCTGCGAATTGTGGGCGGGAAGCCGCCGGCGACTCGGGCGGAAGCACAGCAGATGATCGCGGAATTCGAGGAGCATGCGCGAGCGCAACAGGTAGAAGCCGAGCAGGACTGCCGCGGGTTCCACCTCGTGTGGCAGGAAGCCTGATTGACCTGGCGGGCTGGAGCAGGTGCGGCCCGCCTCCTACCACCATGAGCTACATCGACTACACCACCAACCCCCTCGGCTCCGAGACCGAACGCGGCGTGATCATCGCGTGCGGCGTCTGCGGGCGGCCCTCCGTCATCGATATCTACCATTCCGGCATCCGCTATCATCATCGGTGGCCGTATGCTTGGACTGAGCAGGACAAGTATTCCTGCTGGTCCCCGTCCTCCGATTGCCTCAACTATGGGCTGGGTCGATGAACGGCCACGTGCGCCAACGTAAGGGCAAGGACGGCAAGCCGACCTCCTGGGCGTTCGTGATCGAGCTACCTCGGTCTCCGCAAGGCAAGCGGGTGCAACGCTGGCAGTCAGGATTCTTGACCAAGCGCGCCGCCGAACGCGGCCTCCGTGAAGCCCTGACGGCGCGCGAGCAGGGCACGTATCGAGAGCCATGCGCGCTGACGGTCGACGCGTTCTTCGAACAGTGGCTAGCCTACAAGCTCCAGACCCAGGCTCCGAACACCTACCGGACTTATGCCAGCGTGACCCGAAAGCACCTGATTCCGGCGTTCGCGGGCGTCAAGCTGACGAACCTGCGGGCGCGCGAGATTGACGTCTGGATGGCGGAAGCGCAGACGCGGCTCGGGCCGGGCGCGGTGGCAATGTGTTGGAAGCTCTTGAAACTGTCCCTGCAACAAGCTGTGCGCTGGGAGTACATCGCTCGCAATCCGTGCGACTTCGCTGCACCTCCCGCCCGTCGCGTGATGGAGGGTGAAACCCAACGGGCGCTCTCCACAGAGGAGCGGGCGCTAGTAGTGGCGCGATTGGAGGGCTGGCTGCGGATGGCAGCGATTGTCGCAATCGGGACGGGACTCCGCCGGGGGGAAATCTGCGGCTTGTTATGGCGGGACATTGATTGGGAAGCAGAGGTGCTCCACGTCCGGCACCAAGCCTTGCTGGTGCCGAAAGAACTACGTAGCGCGACCGATCCGCGGATCATCCTGGCGCCGACCAAGAGCGAGGCCAGCGTAGCGCCGGTACGGATTGGCGGCGCATTGCTGGAGGCGTTAGCAGAGCATCGTCAGGCCCAGCTCCGAGAGCGCATCCTGTGGGGATCGGAGTACACCGACCTGGGACTGGTGTTCCCGCTGGAAGGGGGAGCGCTGCGGGACCCACAAACCCTAACCACCGCGTGGCGGAAGGCGGCGGCGGAGCTAGGACTGCCCGTGCGGTTCCACGATCTCCGTCATGACCACGCCACGGTATTGATCGAAGGGGGCGCCACCATGTCTGCCGTTTCGAAGCGCCTCCGGCATTCCAGCCCGACCGTTACCTCTCGGGTCTATGCCCACGTCACCGAGCGCATGTCCGAGCGCACCGCGGACCTGGCGAACGACGTGTTAGCGCAAGCCTTGAAAGGTGGCTCAGAATGCCGTGTCGCAGAGTAGGGAGAGCGCGAGGTTTGCGCGGGTCAGCCAAACCCTACTTTTCAGGCACGGAATGAAACTCTAAGATTTAACATCAATGTAACAGTCTCTTAACACCCGGGAGCGATTCGTAAGGTATTCTTCTCTTCGGTCCGGTATACGTCGAGAGCCGGGGGCTGGACGGCCGCAGCGTTGGGGCTATCACAATCTCGCCGGACCTTGCCTGGAT